ATGAACGCAAATCCCGCGAGCTCCCGGCCAACGGCGCCACCCCACACTGACTTGAACAACGCACATCGCCTAGTGAAAGCACTCAGCAAGTCGCCCCGAAAGCTCGACGTTACAGAAGAGCACCGAGCACGAGCGCTCCAAATCCTCCACGCCCTCACCTCCGAGGCCATTCGCAGAGGCTGGAAAGTTGTGCCTCCGGTGCAGCCTTCAGGACACAATCACACTCGCAGTACAACCGCTTATGCACCGCCCGGTCGAAACTTGCTTGCGATTGATGCGGGAAGTGCTCCGATAAACATCCGAATTCGAATGCAGTTCAGAAAGGAACCCCACACTCCAGACCACAACGAGGCAAGCAGGAAGTCAAAGCCTTTCAGCTGGGACATCCCAAAATGGGCTTTCATTCCTATCAACGCTATCCAGGTCGAGGTCAGGGCCGACCCGTACTCGCCGACAGTGCTGCGAGACGGGCCAAGGAAATCCATTGAGGACGGGATCTCACGCGCTTTGCAGAAGGTCGAAGATGCGACAACGAAAGTCCTCGACAATCGGCGCCGGGCTGAGGAGTGGGCCATCGAGCGAGCCAGGGAAGAAAAGGAGCGGCGTGAGATCGAACACCTCACCTGGCAGTACGAGTCATGGCTGTCCCCACTAGAGAAGCTGGCTTCCAGCGTCTCGCGACACCACAAGGTAGCTGCCGCCGTCGACGAACTCACCGCATACGCTAACTCACTACCAGAGGGAACCGAGCACCGAAGGGCACTCACTAGATACATCGCGTGGGCCAACGACCACATCGACGCAACAAACCCAGCACGTAGATTTATACCGCCAGCAGACGAGATGCCATCACTCGCTCACGAGACGTGGCGCAGATCCCACTCGTCTACTCTGGAAATGCATAGGAACCCCTTGTAGGCGCGCGAAGATCCCGGCACGGATGCCGAGCCCAAATAGAGCTCGCACGAGAGCGCCACCACTGCGCTTTCACGTAAGCCTGACAGCGCTCCCATGGTCGCCCGCGATGAGCAACTAGATATCGAGCCAATCTCGGACATCGCGAACTCGATATCGCACGGAGCGAAGCTCGGGGAAACGGACATAAGGCGGCCCTTGAGGACCACTGCGCCCGCGCTCTGCTGCCCATCGCTCCAGAGTCCGCACATCCACCTGCAAATACTCCGCGAGCTGTACCTTCGTTAATAGCCGGTCAGGATCCCAAGTACTCGGCCCATCGACCTCGCGCGCCTCAAACATTGCTCGCACAAGGGATTCAAATTCCACGCTGCATGAACACGGGCCGGGCGGCAATGCGTCTAGAGCCTTAATGACCCATACCCTGTCCAGTGCATCCACCACGGCGTCAGAAACTACTGACTTGAGAAGCTGCGCCAAGATTTCTTCCATAGACCGATGCTCGCACCTGGGGGTACATACAGGGCTATCCACTCGCGCAATCTGAGGATTGCTGTCAAAATCCCAAACGCGCGCGCCGATACTCGGCCACCTCCGAGGGCACGAAAGCATGGAGCTTCCCATTCTTTCGAGGTTTCGGGAAGCCGGCTGTCTTCGCCGAGAGGATGTTGAGTATAGTTCGCGGTTTGAGCCCTAAGAATGCTGCGACCTGCGCTGTGGTCCACGCTGGCTCATAACCGGGCACAAAAGCTGACGCGTCGTGACGCGCTCCATCGTGGCCACAGACAAGGCACGTCGCAATCTTGCCTTCGCTTTCACTCCCCCTCCTGAGCCGCTCTATCGCGCGGCCCAGCTCTTCCCGCACGAGTTTTTGGACCTCTGATTCAATTCCCATCGGACAATTATCAACGGTCCGCCAAGACCGAGGGCCCTGAAACCGGTTCTCGCAGCACAAGGGAACACGGTCCGCAGTGAGCGAAAACCGGCCCATTCGGGCGGTAAAGTAGTACACTCATAGTAGATCGATCCTGTGGATAGATCAGTGGAAAACCTGTGGAAAGGAGTCGGGCGTGAACAATCTCAAGCTCGAAAAGTACGAGAATGTGATCTTGTACCTCTGCTCCAAGCTCCCAGAGAAGGCCATCCAGGGCAAGGTCAAGCTCGCGAAGCTGCTGTACTACGTGGACTTTGACCGGTTCGAGTTCAACGAGTCAATGGAAAGCGTGACCGGCGACGGCTATCGCCGCCTGCCAATGGGGCCGGTACCCAAGTCCATGACTGGAGTAATCAACAGCATGAGCGGCAAAGGGCTTTTGGAAGTCACGGAGGAAGCCCAGTTCGCCGGGCGCCGGAATACCACTGTTTTCCGCGCACAGGCTAGCCCTGACCTTTCGGTGTTCTCCCCCGAGGATATGGCGATTATCGACCGGGTTGTGAGGAAGTACCTGCCCCTCACCGGGAAACAGCTTCAAGATCTAAGCCACGAGGAAGCCCCCTGGCTTGCTGTCGAACACAAGGATACGATCCCGCTCGAGTTGGCTTTTTACCGGGACACCGATTTCACTGATGCAGCGTGAGTCAGTTAAGACGTTCTGTGCGTCAGTCTTAAAGGATATTGCGAAGAAGCACAGAACGTTTCCTGCGGATTTCGAGCAGGCATTCACGTTACTTAATCACCACCTCTGCCCTGCAAAGCCAGCGCGCCCCCTTGGACCCAAGCGCCTCATTCATCTGCACGACGGTGAGGGCTTTGAGGTGTGGAAGTTCCAAGTGATGACCCAAGGGTTGCGCCCTGGACAATGGCCTCGACTGTGGGTGGGAGTTGCGCCCGCTCTCGACTTGCTCGTTCCCCTGGAGCTAAATATGCATGGGAACAACTACTCGGACAACGATCTTGAGAAAAGTGCCATCGAGAGAATGGCGGAGTACTACCGAGATCTCTCCGCCAACTAATCCTTCGTTCGATGGCGCTGTTCCGGGAGCCTGGTCTCCTCGGGCGTGATGCTCGCAACTTCGGGCGCGCAACTCAGCGGATTTCAACCTCTGCGCCTAGCCGATGTCCACACTACGTAGCACCAGCCCCTCAAGGCCGCAGCGATCCGCCACTGAATGACTACGAACTTCCTATTGAGTGGCACACACCGACAGCGTTCTGGCGCAGTCCGCTTCCCGCCTGCTTGGCCTGCACCTGCGCTCTTCTTGCGACGCGAATACGCCTGCACATTGAGGCCGTGACGCATGCACCTGCACCGCGACGGCGGGCCCCAAGGCTCGCGATAGGAACGCTGGCGCAATCCTCAAATTGCGCGTACACTAGATCTCAATAGGTGCTTTAGGCCCATCACAACTAGATCCCACGGAGAACGTGGAATCGACTTGTGATGGGCCTTTTCTATTTTCGGGAGGAACACACATGACAGACACAGCTCGTGCAGTTGAGCGGCTCACGCAACCCCACATTGTCCACCTCGAGGGCGCAGAGTACGAGTGCGCGCCCCTGCTCGAGCAGCTCCGCGAAGCAATCTCCTCTTCGACTGGCGCCGGTTCCGGTGGCGGCGGGGGCACTGGTGGGAACCTGCTCAACCTCGACGCACTCAACCTCTGGGAATACATCGACGGCATCGTCCGAGGCTGGCTTCGCACATGGGGACTAGACCACGGTGGCCAACTCGCTGAGGCTCTGCAGCGCCTCCCCCACGCTATCCAAGCCCAGCACGCGGCCGGCGCGATCGATGACGACTTCCGCGAACGCCTCGAATCCGCCTTCGGCAAATGGGTGTACGAGATTGAAGACCTGTTCGACCCGCCCCACCAGAAGGAACTCACAGCCCCGTGCCCTGAATGTGGTGAACGGCACCACCTAGTGCAGGAGAAAGACGAAGACGGGAACGTCACCGACACTCGGCAGGTCGCCGCGGTCTCCATCCCCGTCAAGCGCGGCCGCGCCGTTATCGCGGAATGCCGAAGCTGCGGAGCCATGTGGGCGACAGAGACCGAACTCGTCGCGCTCGCCGAGGCGATGGGCCTTGAAGTCGATGTTGCTGCACTCCGCGAGCTCGCAATGGGGGTGGCAGCATGAACTGGTGGAACACTTCCCTTGCCATTGCACTCATCTACGCTTCCGGAACAGTCGGACTCATGATCGCTGGCCTGTCAAGTTATGACCCAGACGACCCCATCAAGCGCCGTCGCGAGGACGCCAAGTTGGTGTTCCATGCATGGAAGTGGCCCCTTCTCACGGCGAAGTCTATCCGCGCTCGCTGGCAAAGCATGCGGGCCGATGCGAACCATACCAACGAGGAGTAGTAAGTATGTTTGCAACATAGCTTCGATCATGGTACATTCGTACCACGCACTTCAAGCGACCCCGGATAGCCTCACGGCACCGGGGTTTCTTGCTTTCTGCGCCCATAACTGAATACACAATTCAATAGCTCGCACACTCGTGCGGGCGCCTGACGCTCTAGCCCAAGTGGTAGAGGCCGCCTGACAAGGGAATCCAGTCCAGGTTCGAACCCTGGGAGCGTCACGACCCAATCGTCTAAGTGAAGACAGCCAAGCCAATGCCGGGTATACACGGCGGCATGGAAGACGCAGATAGCCGCGACGGCGGGGAACTCTGCGGGTTACCCCTTTCCCCGGCGTGACGGGGACGCTATCTGACGAACATGACCCTGGATATTGAAGCCGGGACGAATCAGAGCGGAAGCGGTGGCGCAAGAACGTACCGGCTCACGACCACACACTTCCCGCGCGTGACGGGAGCTGTCGCTGAACTCTGATTGGGGAGCCCCACCAGGAAGAGTGCCACCCGTGCGCTCGGCGTTCAACGACCGAGCACACGGGCAGCACTGATTCAGACTTCAGTTCGCCCGCGGCCTTCTCGTGGCACAAAGTCCAGTAGCGTCAGGATTGCGGCGATACCAACGACGATGTACACCACTTTTGATCCAACGGAACCCGCACCGAAGATCGCATCAACCAGGTTGAAGTCGAAAAAACCAATCAGCCCCCAGTTGAGGCCACCGATGATGGTCAAGATCTTTGAAACCCCCAGGAGAACGTTCATGACTCCTCCTCCAACTTCAGACCTACACCGAGTACGAAGAACGTCGGCGCCCATTGACCGATGAAGATTCCCCATCGGTCAGACTGCGACTTAGCATCATTCTTGCCCCGCGACACAAGCCAGGTGGCGAGTGAGACGCCAACTGAGAGCAGGCCGGCGGTATAGGCGTGGTTGCTCCGAACACCCCAGCTGCTCACAAGACGCATGGGATTCCATGCGGTCTTATCTGCAACCTTCTGGACTTCTTTCTTCACGTTACTGCTCATTGTTCGCTCCGTCCTGCATTATTCGCTCCGGCACAGCCTGAGCATGCTTGTGGGAATCGGACGGCTCAGCGACGAGCAAGAGGCTGATCATTGAACCGCCTACAGCCAGTCAACGTGCGAAGCGTCAGCAATGCAAGAGATTTGAGGCAATCCTCAGAATTCGTTCCACCATCCCAACCGGGCGGTCGAGCGCCTGCGACAGCCACGCACTGCGCAGCAAGCACACACTCTTCCCGTTAAACAGAGCCACAAAGAGACGTTCGCAACCCACTGTGCAAGGCGAGCGCAAGGCCGCCCGCTGCCCCAAGCGGAGGAACTACAAATAGGCTAGAAGCCACATGAACGACCAAGAGAAGACAATCCGACCGGCAACACAGGCCGACGTCCCTGCCGCAGCAGCAACCCTCGCGGCAGCATTCGCAACATATCCCTGGACGCGGTGGAGCATCCCCGCCCAGGACTACGAAGCACGACTAGAACAACTCCAAGCCATCTACCTATCCCACGCGATCCAACATGGGATCGTTCTCGTGACCAGCGAACTCACCGGCGTGGCCGCCATGCTACCTCCCAATACCCCAGAGCCGCTAGAGCCCGTTCAGGCTCAGATCGCAGACCTCATGGGTGACCGACTCAATGCGGTCATGGAAGTCGAGCTACCTCAGCGCCCCGCTAACTCTTGGGATTTTGCCACCATCGGAGTGCACCCCGACCACGCAGGCAAAGGCCTCGGAGGCGCACTCATCAGACAGGCACTTCATCGAGCCACCAGTTCAGGAAACCCTCGCGTATCGCTTGAGACATCTGCAGAGGGCAACGTCGCACTTTACGAAAAGCACGGGTTCACAGTCACGCACGAAACGCACATCAAGGGCGGGCCCGACGTGTACACGATGATGACAGCGGTCTAGACCCAACTCATCAACTGTCCGCCGTATAAAGTCCGGTCGAGTGGGTGCGGCATGGTTTGTCCACCATGCGCGGCACCCCAACACTCAGACAGGAGAAACCATGCAGATCGCGGAAACGAAAGAGCAAATTGACGGAGCATTGAACATGGTGGCCTTCCTCCGCGGCAGGTTAACAGCTGTAGTCACAGAGGCCTCCGTGCTCGCAGCTCCGGAATTGCAGCGCCTCATTGATGCAATACTAGAAGTCGAGTTCGCCAAGCTAAGGGAGCAGGCCAAGAGCTGCCGTGCCTCCGGCGATTAGTCCTGCCGAGCCCACGCTGCTCACTACGCTAGGCACGACTTTCTCCCGTAGCGCTTTAAAGACACCCTTTGATTTCTCCGGGGCCTCATTTTGCGCTGCCCCAAGACAGATCCAAAGGCGACGCAGTGCCTCCGACAGGTCGAAGCCGAGTCCGGCATTAGCATCCGAGATCGAAGCCCGTATCTCTGCAACGAGGCGACTGGCGTAAAGCTTAAGCTCAGCGGAGATTCCACCAGCGTTGAGGGCCTCCTCAATCTCAGTCAAAAGATCCCCAAGTGAAGCTCGGCGCGTACTATCCAGAACCAAGACTTTTCCGTCCAAATACAGTGCCAAATGGTTCAGGTCTTTCAACAGCGCCATCGGCACAGCATCCTCTGGATCGCAGACGTCAACCCAGTGAACAGGCAACGCCACTGCCGTTTGCACCCATTGAGGCACCTCCGCCCGAAAGACACTCAGGTCGGAGCCAGTCGAGTGCTCGGCAGCATCGATCGCTGCCGACACGCGGTCAATAATCCTGAACACTTTCAGGATTTCCATGGCACCAGACGACTCACGCACATCGACGGCCCACACCATGTAAGTCGGGTCCTCTTTGTCAAGTTTGGAGCGCCATCCAGAGAATACTTCAAAGAGGTCGCGTGCCGGGTTGCTCATAGCTACTCACCCTAGCGATAAAGCCCCTCATTCTTCCCCGCGCCGCATCGCTGCCCCATCTCTGGCGGGCTACGAGTTCGTGTTCTCGTGAAGCGAGGAGGACGGGCTGCCTTGTCAGCCGGCTGCACCTTCCGGCCTATGCTGTAGCTATGAGAATGACCTTTTTAGTGTGTGTAACGACCGCTCTCGCTTTTTCACTTCTTGGATGCTCAGCCCCGGCTGAACAGCACGACACCCCCGCCCCAACCGAGGACACCTCGAAGGCCCCAGCCGAGCAGACTAGCGCTGACGGCGACTTCTCATTCGCCCACATAAAATCCTGCGATGACGTAGAACCGTTCGTGTCGACTTGGGTCGAAGGCCTCAAGCCTTACGACTGGAACAGCGTCTCCGAGACTGACATTCACTGCGGCTGGGATACGCCACCGGAGGACGTCACACCAGATAATGCTCGCTCGGTGGAAGTCAGATTCGCGGCGATCTCAGAGCGGCCCGACTACAGTCCGCTAGAGGGCATGGCAGGCTTCGAGCGCGTCAGCGACGAATGGGTCACTGCGAACAACGGTGACGCGTTCACGATGACAGTCGACATCGGAATCTCTGCCGTCATCGGAACAACAATTTGGGTGCCAGGCGTCGAAGTAACAGTGTCAGGCGGGCGATGGGCAAACCTCCCTGAACTTGACGGCCCAGCGGGGCTAGAAATCGCCAAGCAGATTCTCGCTTCCTAGAGCACCACACGACCTCAGACCAAAACCCCCGGCATCCCACCGGGGGTTTTGCCATTCCCCCACACTCTTCCCCGCGCCGCATCGTCGGCAGTCATTCATTCGCACGCTCACGGCGTGACGCTTCACGACCTATGGGTGCGCGCGCGGGGATCCCTACCAACGGAGGCACACGATGGATGACAACACAACGTACGTGCTGATCATCGCACTCATCGTTGCCGGCGTCATCATCAACAACCTCCCGAGGGGACGACAATGAGCGCAGCAACCAAGCAAGCACTGGACGAAGCCATCCGCGCGCACATCGCTGACGAGCACGACGACTCACTAGCGGCATCATGGGTGCTCATCACCGAACGCGTCCCACTCGGTGGAGACGACGGCTTCTCGCATGTTGTCGACGTCGTACCTGACGGACAGTCTTCCGTAACCACGATGGGGCTGGCTTACTTCGTCGCACAGCAACGATCTGTAGGGAGCATCACCGATGGCTGACGATCGCACCTGTACCGAGTGTGGCGCCGTCTACCCGTCCGTACGCGCCGCCATGCTCTGTTGTGATGAGGAGTACCGCGGCGACCGATACACCGAGGAGAACAGATGAAGCCGATCATTGTCACCACCACCAACGACGGTGAAGAAGCATACGGGGAGGCCGCAGAGCTGGCCCTCACCCAAAGCAAGGGGCGCCCCCTCGCATTAGAGGGGGTCACCCGATACGTGGCCCCCGACAAATACAAGGGGGGCTACCTCAAGGGGTACGCCTGGACATTCAAGCCCCTGTAGAACAGCGGGAGGGGTCATGGCCACATCACGCACCGGCACCACCCGATACAAACACAACAGCACCAAAGCCCTACGCCAAGCACAACGCAACGGACTCACCAACTGCCCATGCCAAGCACACTGCCGACACCACAAAGGCAGACGCTGCAACATCCCACTCGACTACGAGAACCGACGCAGACCAAACGGCGCAACAACAGACCACATCACAGCATGGGCAAACGGCGGCACAGACGACACCAACAACCTCGCAGTCATCTGCTTCACCTGCAACACATCACAAGGCGACAAACGCCCAAAGAAGCGCGAACAAGTCACAACCATCGACTTCACCACCTGACAAACAGGGACACCCGCACACGCAGAGGGCAACCAGCCCCGCACGTCGGCCCCACACACAGGTAGACAACACACGACCAGGCACACAGAGACGGCCAGGCGGACACAACGCCCCAGCAGCCACCACAGACCTCCGCACACCGCCCTCGTTCACCAGACAGATGCAGAAGCCACAACCAGACGCGACACAGCCACACGCGGCCCGAGGCGCACACAGACACACACAGGGGGTGCCCCCCCTCCCCCTCGGTCCCGCTCGCACCCGCGGCATAGCGAAATATCTCTCCCCGTAGTTTTTTCCAACCACCCCACAGGGTTCAGGCGGTGATTTGTGATGGCTGCTCCGAAGTTGCGTGCCGTAAAACCTGGCGAGAAGCCTCGAGCTAAGCCGTTGACGATCGTTGAGGCGGTTGAAGCTGGTGACCGTTTGGCGGAGATGGTTGCGACACATAAGCGGATCGCGAAGGCGGTTCAGGACGAGGATACGCCGGCGCGTGATTTGGCGTCGTTGACGCGGAGGCAGTTGGAGATCTCGAAGGAGATTGAGTCTTTGCGTCGTCAGCTTGAGGAAGAGGCGGTGCAGGATGCCGACACCTCAGACGAAGAGTGGTCAGAAGAAGCTATCTGATCTTGCTCGTCATGTGGTTCAGCCTTCGGGGATCGTGTCGACGGGGTTTCGTCCTGTGTATCGGCGTTCGGTTGAGATGGGTATGCCGCTTGATGGGTGGCAGCAGGGTGTCGCGCGTCTCGCTTTGGCGAAGCGTGAGGGCGGCTTGTATGCCGCTGGCGAGGGCGGCGTTGTTCTCAGTATTCCGAGGCAGGTTGGTAAGACCTATCTGATTGCTGCGCTGGTGTTCGCGTTGTGTACGTTGTTCCCGAACATCACGGTGATTTGGACGGCGCACCGCACTCGCACTCATAACGAGACGTTCAAGAAGATGCAGTCGATGTCTCGGCGCAAGAAGATCGCGCCGTACGTCGAGAACGTGCGTGCCGCGAATGGCGAGCAGGAGATCACTTTCGTCAACGGGTCGCGGATCCTGTTTGGTGCGCGAGAGTCTGGCTTTGGACGCGGCTTCGATGAAGTCGATGTGCTGGTGCTTGATGAGGCGCAGATCCTTTCGGAGGATGCGATGTCGGATATGGTGCCCGCCACAAACGCGGCACCGAACGGACTGGTTTTCCTGATGGGAACGCCTCCGCGACCGAAGGACCCTGGCGATGTGTTCGCGGGTGCCCGCAAGCGTGCGCTCGAGGGCGATGAAGACACGGTATATGTCGAGTTCTCGGCGGATCCTGACGCGAAGTCTGACGACCGCAAACAGCTCGCGAAGGCGAATCCTTCTTACCCTCATCGCACGAGCGAGAGTGCTATCCGCCGTATGCAGAAGCTGCTCGGTTCCGATGAGTCGTTCAGGCGCGAGGGCTTCGGCATCTGGGATGAGGAGAAGCTCGATCCGAAGGCGATCAAGGAGAAAGCTTGGGACCGGCTTCGCGGCACTCTACCTGACGAGTCGGTCGTGTCCTATGGGGTGAAGTTCACCGCTGATGGCTCTGGTGTCGCGCTCGTTGCGGCTTACAAGCCCGTCCTTGGCCCGGTGTTCGTTCAGCCTTTGAAACAGGCGAATCTTGGCGAGGGTATCGATTGGCTGGTGCGCGAGCTCGTCGCGCTCGCTCCCGATGCTGCGCAGATCGTCATCGACGGGAAGGCCGGCGTCGGTGCCCTGGTTAACGAACTCAACGATGCTGGCGTGCGGAACAAGAAGCAGTTGCTCGTTCCCTCGCTGGATCAGGTGTTGGCTGCCCACACGATGTTTGAGCAGAACATCATCTCGGGCGGCTTGTCTCACGGCGGACAGAAAGACTTCACGGCCCAGGTCACTGCGGCCACGAAACGAACCATTGGCAAGTCTGGCGGATGGGGTTGGCAAGCCCCCGAAGGCGGAACGGTAGTCGCTCTCGACGCAGCAACGCTCGCGTTTTGGGCAGCGAAGGTATCGAAGCGCCGACCAGGCAGAAAGCAGGTGCTGCTATGACAGCAATTGCAGTGATCGAGGAGCTCCCCCAAGTTATCGCGGGGGTGTCCGATGGCGACCTGCGTGTAATTCAGAAGCTCGCCGTTACGTGGAGAGCGAAGCTCACGCGGAACCAGTTGCGGTCTGTCTATTACGACGGCAAGATGCCGCTGAAGCCGACCGGGAACATTCCTGCAGAGGCGATGCAGCGTATCAGGGCGGTCCTCGGTTGGCCGGCAAAGTCGGTGCAGGCTCTCGCGCAGCGCACAGTGTTTGATGGGTTCGTTACTCCGTCAACGGACCAGGATCCGTTCGAGCTTGGCAGTCTTCTGGAGGCGAATAGCTTCGATCTTGAGTTCCCACAGGCAGTCGTCTCGGCGTTCAAGCACTCGTGTGCGTTCATCACGACGACGCGTGGCGATGTGCAGTCTGGCGACCCGGAGGTTGTCATTCAGGCCCGCTCGGCTGAATGGTCAGCTGCGCTTTGGGACAAGCGTCGACGCAGGGTTTCGGCATATATGGGGGTCACGGGCATCACCGAGGGTGGTTTGCTCGAGTCGTTCGATGTGTACCTTCCCGAGCGAGTCCTGAAGTGCTCGCGCGACAATCGGGGGCGTTGGTCCGCTGAGGTGATTCCGAACCTGTTGGGTGAGGTCGCTGCGGAGCCGTTGACGTACGATCCGCAGTTGGATCGCCCGTTTGGCCGTTCGAGGATCTCTCGCGCGGTAATGACGATCACTGATCATGCGTTGTCTACGATCGTTCGTTCCGAGATTGCGTCTGATTTCTATGCGGCGCCCCGTATGGCTGCGCTTGGTGTGGCTGAGGATGCCTTCTCGAATGGCAAGTGGGAAGCGGCGATCGACCGCTGGTTTGCGCTCACTAAGGACGAGGACGGCGACACTCCCACGGTGCAGCAGTTCCCGCAGATGACGATGCAACCGTTGCTCGATCAGTACCGCATGTATGCGTCGCAGTTCGCTGGTGAGACTGGGCTCCCCGTGTCCTCGCTTGGGATCGTGCAAGACAACCCGCCGTCTGCTGAGGCTTTGTATGCGGCAGAGAAAGACCTGATTGTTGAAGCCCGAGCTTGCACTCGAGTGATGGGCGTCGCGCTGAGACAGGTTGCCAAACGGTCGGTCATGATTCGGGATGGCCTCACGGAGGCTCCCAAGGAACTTGCTGGTATTCGGGCGAACTGGTTGAACCCGGCCTTCACGTCCCCAATCACGGCGGCTGCTGCGCTGATGAACCTCTCACAGGTGTTCCCGTGGATTGGTGAGACTGAAGTGGCTCTTGAGTATGCCGGGTTCACCTCGGCTGAGATCACGCGACTTCAGGCTGACAAAAGGCGGCTTGGTGCCGGGTCGGTGCTTGAGCAACTCGTTGCCGGCGAGACGCCTACCAGTGATGTGAGTTCTGGGGAGGCTCCTGCGAGTACTCAGTCAAGCGAGCTCGCTGAGGCGCAGGTGCTGAAGGCTCGAGCAGATGCGCTCGGCATTCTGAGGCGCGCCGGCGTGGACGAGCATGACGCGGCCGCTCGGGTCGGGCTTGATGGGCTGAAGTTCATTCCCGGTAACCCGATCACGATCCGCGAACGCGAGTAAGGCTGTGAGGTGGTCGAAGTGGGAGCAGTCGACCGCCTCAATGCTGCACAACGTGCTGCGGCAGGGCTCGCGAAGGCTGACCTTCAGAAAGTGTGGCGTCTCTATTCGCACCTTCCAGCGGACAAGCTGCGAGACACGTTGTTCACTGCGCTTCCTGCGCTAGCGCAGAAGCACGGCGACATCATGTCTGCGGCGGCGGCGGATTGGTACGAGGAGACGCTGCGCGAATCGACTGGCCAGTCGAGGCGGGCGCTGCTTTCTGGCGTGAACTTGGAAGCCGTTGAGAAGGCCGCCCGGTGGGCAGTTGATGACCTTTATCATGGCGACCCGGTTGATACGTGGCGGAAGCTTGAGAAGTCACTGCTGCGGCACGTGAAGAACGCAGGCCGCAACACTGTCAGGCTGAACGCTGAGCGTGATGGGTTCTCCTATGCGCGTGTCCCTTCAGGCAAGACGACGTGCGCGTTTTGCCTCATGATGGCTTCGCGCGGATTCAGCTATTCGTCCCGGGGTGCTGCTGGCGAGACTGCGAGTGGATTCGGCGACAGGTTTCACGATGACTGCGACTGCAGTGTCGTGCCGCACTATGCGTTGTCCCGAAGGGAGCGTGCAGAGTTCGATCAGCGCGTTGAAGACATGTACGGAATGTATGAGGCGGCGAGGAAAGAGGTCCGTGCGGATGGTTTCGATGCGACTGATCGTGCCATCGCTCAACGCATCCGAGATATGTTCCCGGGAGACATCAAGGACGGGGCCGAGGTGCCCTCCATTCTTCGCGACCTTGACTCGGGGTGGCCAGAAGGAGTCAAGCCTGTTCCCGGTCGAAAGTGGCGACATATCCTTAAGCGCCACGGGCCGGGAGGGGACGCACCATCGCTGTTCCCGGACGAGATGACCGAGTACGAGATCGCGAAAATCGTTCGCGAGACAATGCAAGCACCTGACTACACCGCACCCCACCCCGAGCGACCGGGGACGACCCTGAACTACTTCAAGACCATAGCCGGCCAAAAGTATGTGGTCGGCACTTATCTCGACGGGGATGGCAAGCTGACTATCGCCACCTCCTTCCCGGTGTCGGGGAACGGAGGTATCCTGTAGCCATGGATATCCAGACAGCTGTGCAGCAGATACGAGAGACACTCGCGCCGCACCTTAACGACTTCTCTCTTGAGATGTTGGATGTCGTGATGATGGATGAGGAATGGGAGATCGCGCACGCGATGTGCCTGGAATCTGCCGAATACCATCACATCGAGTTGAGTGACGCTTTGACACTCGTCCCGTAGCTTCCGCCTCCTTTATAACCCCGCACATGCTCTGTGCGGGTTTTTTGTTTGCCCAGATGGTGGTGATGGCTCATGCCTGTGCACGTCATCATGGGGCCTCCTTGTGCCGGAAAGACAACGTTTGCACGCGCTCAACTGGGTGAGGTCATCGACCTTGACGACATCGAAGAGTCGCTTGGTGGCAAACGATACGCCGAACACTCGAGTGTTCGCGAACAAGCTCTGCAGATCCGTGCTGAGCGCATTGATGCAGCGTTCGAAGCCGAGTCCGACACGTGGCTGATACACACGTCACCCTCTCCCACGAAGGTTGCCGAGTACCTCGCGCGCGGGGCCACCGTACAGCTACTCGACCCTGGCGAATCAACGTGCCTTGACCGTGCACGTGACCGCCCACCACATACAGCCGCGGTGATCCGCGACTGGTACCAGACCAACCCGCTCATCGAAGCGGGTTTTTTCATGCCCCAGGCGGGCAAAACCAGTGATTCCCAGGAGGAAACGATGAGTGAAGAGCACGCGCAGCAGGGAGCTACGCAGCCCACAGCCGAACAGACCGGCCAGCAGGCCACGCCAAAGGCTGAACCAAAGATGTTCGATGAGGCGTACGTCAAGGAGCTTCGTGCGGAGGCGGCAGCCAACCGGGTCAAGCTCAAGGAATACGAGGACCGCGACAAGAGCGCGCTCGAGAAGGCCATCGAGCGTGCCGAAGCGGCTGAGAAGGCCATCGCCGATCGTGAGGCTGCTGACAAGCAGCGGCAAGCCGATGAGCAGGCCGCCCTCGCGTTGGACGAGCTTCGAGCTGAGGTCGCTCAGGCCAAGGGCATCGCCGACGCGTCGATCCTTGCCGGCACGAGCCGGGAGGAACTCGAGGCGCACGCGGACAAACTCAAACCACTCATCAACCCACACCCCGTCAACCCTGACACGGGGAAGACGCCGGACAAGGAGCCGTCCGAGGTGCAGTCGTTTGTGGCTGAACTCTTCGGCGGCGGCAACAACTAAAGGAAGGCAGCAACATGGCTGTATTTGGTACCGGAGATCTGAAGAATCTCCCCCGCACAATCGCTGACGGTCTCGTTAAGGACACCGTTGGCGGTTCAACTATCGCGGCTCTTTCGGGCAGCGAGCCGATGCGTTTCGGCAATGTCGACATCATCACGTTCAATGGGCTGCCGCGTGCAGAGTTCGTTGGCGAGGGTGACCAGAAAGGCCACACGACCGGCTCGTTTGGCTCGGTCACTGCGAAGCCGCGCAAGGCGCAGGTCACGATGCGGTTCAACGAGGAGGTGCAGTGGGCTGACGAGGATCATCAGCTCGGTGTGCTGTCTGAGCTCGCGAAGGCCGGCGGCGAGGCGCTCGCCCGTGCGCTGGATCTTGGCGTGTACCACCGCCTGAACCCGCTCACTGGTGCGGCGATTACGGGGTGGGATAACTACCTCAACGCCACCACGAAGCGGGTCGAGGTCGCAGACAAGCCCGACCTTGAGGTCGAGCAGGCGATCGGGCTGCTCGTGAATGACAGCAAGACCGTCAACGGCATTGCCTTTGACCCGTCGTTCGCATGGACTCTTGCGACTGCCCGCTACGCTGACGGCCGCAAGAAGAACCCCGAGCTCGGTATCGGCGTGAACCTGTCCTCGTACGAGGGACTGACGGCGTCTGTGTCGGACACTGTTTCGGGTCGTCCCGAGGCGGGCGGCGAGACTCCGACCGATCTGAAGACCCGAGCTATTGCAGGTGACTTCCGCGGAGGTATCCGCTGGGGCGTTCAGCGCAACATCCCGATCGAGATGATCAAGCATGGCGACCCTGATGGTCAGGGAGACCTGAAGCGCAAGAATCAGATCGCGCTCCGCCTTGAGATCGTCTACGGCTGGCACGTGTTTGCTGACCGCTTTGCGGTGGTGGAGACGGCCTGATGCCCCGTTACCGGAATGCGTCTGGCGTCATCGTGACGCTCCCTGACGATGACACTGCTGCTCGACTGCTCGCTACTGGGTGGACAGCGGAGAGCGCAGGTGAGATCTTCCCGAGCGAGGCACTCATCGAAGCTTCCGAGCCCGAGGCTGAGGCTGAGGCTGAGGCTGAGGCCCCAATGAAGCGCAAGCCGGGGCGTCCTCGGAAGTCGGAACAGGACTAATCAAGCATGTCGGGGGTCAGCATAGTCAGCTGGCCCCCGCATCCTTCTAGGAGGTTTGCATGGCAGACGAACCTGAGGTCTACGCGACTGTTGACGACCTCAAGAAGCGCTGGCCTGACTTCCCGCTGGGTGCAGAGGATCACGCCGAAGTACTTCTTGAGGACGCCTCTGCGATGGTCCGAGCGCGTGCACCCGACGTCGCAAACGTTGACCCTGGCATCCTGCGGATTGTCGTGTGCGACATGGTGAAAACAGTGCTTCAGTCTCCCGGTGACGGCGCAAACGTGTCGGCTCTCAACCTGACAGCTGGCCCGTTCTCGCAGCAAGTGTCCTACCGGGATTCCTCCGACCTGTTCATCACTTCGAAGCACGCCGGAATGCTCGGATGCGGTCGACAGCGAGCTTTCACCGTGCGGATGGGTGGAACCAATGCTGATCCGTGAACGGTTCACCGTCGGGTACCGCGAACGCCTAATGTCGACTGGCGGGATGGCCCCGAAGGAGTCATGGAAACCGGCTGTCGACCTCGAAGTGTTCGGGTGGGGGCCACCAGCCCCTGACGATGTGGTTCGAGCGGAGCAGACCGGCACCAAGCACGAACTGGACGTGTACTGCCGTTCGTCCCCCACGAAGCATCGAGACAAGCTCGTCGTGAACGGGGTCGAGTGGTTCGTGCAGGGCGAGCCAGACGATTACCGGTTCGGCCCGTTCGGCTTCGATGCAGGCGTCCGTGTTCGACTCTCACGAGTGGAGGGCTGATGGAAGCGCCCTACGAGTTCATTAATGCCGAGCTGGAACTCATCGAGCTCGTACGTGCCCGCTTCGGGACTGCGTGCGGTGTCGAGGTGGAGAGCCCGCGACCGGCAGAGTTCGTGCACCTGATCCGAGTTGGCGGCACCTCAAGGATGCTGACCGACCGGCCGATGGTCACCTGTTTCGTGTGGGGCGCCACCTGGGATGACGCTTGGAGTCTCGCAGCCGGGGTGAAGCGCTACTTCCATTCGCTCACCACGCTTGGTGGTGTCCCCGTGTACAAGCGTGTCGAGATCGGCGGGCTTGCCCACGCCCCAGATCCGGTAGATGGGTCGCCCCGTTACCAATTCACATTCGAGCTGCGGCTACGCGGCTACTCGGCCCCCTAACTGGGGGCCTTTCTCATTTCAAGGAGGTGCCGCCGATGACGCATGTCCAGGTGGTGAACCGTCAGGAGATTGACGGCAAGGAACGCAAGCGCGGCGAGGTGATCGAGGTGTCCCACGGGCTTGCTCGTGACCTGATCGCGGCAGGCAAGGTTCGTGCGGCAGAAGCGCCGGGCGACATCGAATCGAAGGGCGCTGGCAAGGATTCCCCGAAGCCTGCTCCCGCAACCAAGGAGGTGGCCAAGAATGGCTGAACTTTACACAAAGGATGATGTCCGCGTCTGGGGTTCGCTTGGCGGTGCCGTTTTCTGGGCGCCTAAGGGCACTGCGCTCCCCGAGACTTTTGATGAGGCGCTCGACCCAGCATTCACGCCAGTCGGGATCCTCTCAGAGGATGGCGTCAACGAGGGGCTCTCGGTCGACACGAACAAGATCAAGGGCTGGCCTGGCGGTCAGACAGTTCGTGTCACGAACACGTCGACCGAGAAAACCATTGGCTTCACGATGCTTGAGAACTCGCCACTCGCCGCGGAGCTGTACTACGGGGCCGACAAGGTCGTGAAGGCCGGCACTGGTGCTCGTATCGACATCCCTGAGGCTGTCGGCGTTGTCGAGGGCACTGCCGTAATTGAGAAGCACGACGGTGACGTTGTTGAGCGTCGCTGCATCGAGCTCGGGCAGGTGTCCGAGCGTGGCGACCAGTCCTCGAACAACGAGGACGCTGCCGGCAAGGAAGTAACTCTCGAGTCGGTCGGGAAGGACTACATCCTGACCAACGCTCCGGCGTTCGTTGAGGCTGCGGTCACCGTCCCGTAACTAGACCGCCTGGGGCGCGTGGTGACTCCGCGCCCCAGGCACACCCCCCGCTGAGTCACACACAACATCTTTCAAAGAAATGGAGTCACCATGACTGAAACCACTGATCACTCGCCCGCAGCGATCGAAGCTGATGAGCTGGACGAACTGCGAGCGAAGGTTCGCGAGCTCGAAGCTCGAGACGCTCAGATCGAGCACGCCGAGGCGGCGCTCTCCACGCGTGACCGCTCGCCCGCCAAGCCGCAGGACCACAAGCCCGCAGACGCTGACCTTGTGACGATCGAGCACGCGGGTGTGACGTTCACGACCACGCGCGGCTCGCTCGGATCTCTGCGTACCCTCGACATGCTCGAGCGCAATCAGATCACCTCAGCACTGCGCCGCGTCATCGGAGACAAGAGCTTCGAGGAGTTCCTCGATAAGAACCCCGATGCTGGCGCAGAGCAGGCCGGCGAGCTTCTCAACGCGATTGCGGAGAAGGTCGGCGAAAAAAACTCCTAACGCTCGTCGGCTTGATCGGTGAGGCACGTGCTCGTTTGAACGCTGACCTGCAGCGTGTCTACGGCGTGTGCCTCACCGACATGTACGAGGGGCGAATCCCAGTGCTCGACGTTGCAGACTTCGCAGTCCATCTGCCTCGCGGTGGCGCGGTTCACCGTTGGGTGGGCGGCTGGGCTGCCCTGACAGCCCAGGAAGAACACCTTGTGAATGTCGAGCACCTCCTGAACGCGCAGATCGCTCAGACAGCCGGGAAGAGGAGCGCACCGCCCTTCCCGGACGCGCCCAAGGGTGAACGGGACGCGGAAGTGGCGAAGGCCCGCGCCGAGGAAAAACGGGCGTCGCGAGCTCGCGCTCTCGCTTCGATGCAGAACCGGATCAACGGATAGGCGGACACCATGGCAAGACGCGATGTGAAGGTGAAGCTCAAGCTCACCGGGCTGAACAAGCTCATGACATCTGCGCCCGTGCAGTCGCGTGTTAACGAGCAAGCTGCACGGGTGAGCGCAGCGGCGGGATCAAAGTTTGAGATGGTCGTCCAGGGGAAGCGCCCGAGCCGCCGTACTGCCCGCGCGTATGTCCAGCCCCGTGAGGGTGTGCGCCTTTCTGACGCTGACCGGATCGCGCTGTTGAGGGCTCTCGAGGGTTCGTAGACGCACTATGGGCGCAGGCGGCGGCCGTCTTCTAGCTGGACTGCTGCCTGCGTCTCCGAAGCTTGGCGAGGGAACTCACGACGATGCCGCGATTCTGTTCACGTCTGCCGCGAACTGGCGCATCTTGGTTTCGTCTTTTGCTGGGCCTTCGATAATTACAGCTTCTCCGTCTGGGAACTCGACTGTCACGTAGCCCTTGGCAGTGTTCTTTTTGAAGAGTCCTCCGACGATTGCGCCTGCTGGCCCTGCAATAACCGCTCCGGCCCCGATCCGAGTGAGTGTGGGCCTCGAATGGTCGGCGCCAGACTCGAACAACGCCGAAGCCCCTGCGATTGATTTTGCACCAGTTGGCGTTGCAAACAAGCCACCCGACACCTTATGGCCTGCGTAGCTAATGACTTCAAAGCTCCGAGATGTGATTTCTTTCTCGGTGGCGTGGGCCGCAGCCTGCTCAGCGAGCGCCGCCTTGGCTCCTTCGCTTCGGGACCGCACCAGCGCATTCACTGCATCGCGGAGCTCAACAAAATGCGGCGCTTGCTTTGCCGTGAAGAGCACCGAGTGCGAGTCAAGCCCTTTAAGTACTTGCGGGTGTCCAGGCGTCAGAAACGCAATTGACCCGTTTGCCTTCTCCGAGGGATGCGCGAACCAAACCTGTGTCACCGCGTTGGCGTTGATCGATGTCGGCTTGCCTCCGTACCCGATCTTCCCTCGAAGCCCTGGGCGCTCGATCTGGATCGTGCTGCCGTCAAACAGGACTCTTCCCGTGTGCCCGTCCGCGGTGATGGTTCCATTCTCAGCCATGCGCTGAGCCTATCAATTTGGAGGTGCCGCATGGCGGTTACTGGAGCTGAGATTGCAAGCGCATACGTAACGCTGCAGGTAAAGATGCCCGGGGTTGGCGCAGACATTAACCGAGCGCTTGGCGGCAGCGACACTCAGCGGGTCCTTGCCGACAACGGTAAGTCGATTGGGGCGGCACTAACAGGTGCCATTGGTGGCGCTGTTGCAGTAGCGACGTCGAAGGCAGTGAGCATGGTCACTGGCGCGATCGGCGACGCGGTGAAGCGTGTCGACACCATGAACAACTTTCCGAAGATCATGAAGAACCTTGGCTACTCCGCCAAGGACGCCACCAAGTCGATCAACAAGATGTCCGACGGGCTCAAAGGCCTGCCGACCTCGCTCGATTCGATGGCAGGGATGGTGCAGCAGCTCGCCCCGTTGACAGGTGGGCTCGGCGAAGCCACTGACCTTTCACTGGCGCTAAACAATGCGCTCCTTGCTGGCGGTAAGAGCACGGACATTCAGGCGAACGCCATGGAGCAGTACACCCAGATGCTCGCGATCGGCAAGGTCGACATGGCCGCGTGGCGCTCGATGGTCGCCGCCATGCCTGGCCAGATGGATCAGCTATCCGTGTCCCTCCTTGGTGCGGGCAACAAGTCGATGGATCTCTATGAGGCCATGAAGTCAGGCAAAGTCACATTCGCCGAGTTCAACGACGCCGTACTGAAGCTGAACTCCGAGGGCGTTGGGGCGTTTGCCTCGTTTGAGCAGCAAGCCCGTGACTCGACTGACGGCATCGGCACTGGCTGGGCGAACCTGCAAACTGCGATCACCCGCAACCTTGCGACCATCATCCAGAAACTCAAGCCAACAATCGACGCATTTCTGGTTGGAGCTACTCAGATCGCGAACGCTCTCGGGCCCGCAGCAATTGGCGTCATTGATGTTGCGCTTGCTGTCGGAGAGTGGGCGGCAGCGAATAAGGATTGGCTAATCCCGGCGACCGCAGTTGTAGGCGCTTTGGTCGCCTACTACAAGGCGGTGCAACTCGTCCGAGCAGTGAAGGTGGCCTATGCAGCGGCCTCGTATGGGGCAATCGGCGCCACCTATGCAAGCGGGATCGCTTCGAAGATCGGTGCTGCCGCATACGCGATTCAGAATTCGTCGCTAGTTCGCCTCATTGCTTCGCTGCGTGCAAACGAAGCGCTCTCGTTGCGGAGCAAGATCGCAATTGTCGCGTCAACTGTTGCGACTAGCGGCGCCACCATTGCCCAGCGAGCCCTTAACGTAGCGCTGAAGGCCAACCCAATCGGGCTAGTGATCACTGCAGTAACGGCCCTGGTTGGCGCTCTTGTGTGGTTCGTCACTCAGACCGACACGGGCAAGGCGATCTGGGGCGAGTTCACCCGTTTCTTGGGTGAGGCGTGGGCGAACGTTTCCGGGTTCTTCAAGACCGTTTGGGAGACAGTCCTAAAGCCCGTTTTTGACGGCGTGGCCGCGGTTGTCACCTGGATTTGGCAGACAATCCTGCAACCGACGTTCCAGTTCATCAGCTTCGCGTTCGCTGTCATGGCGGGCATTTTTGTTGGCGTCTATGAGGCGATCCTGAAGCCGGTGTTTGATGCGATCGGCAAGATCGTCGGCTGGTTGTGGAACACGATTGTGAAGCCCTATTTCGGGCTCATCAAGGCGTACTTCGTGGTCATCGGAAACATCGTGTCCTGGCTATGGACCAACGCCGTGCAGCCGGCATTCAACTTCATCGGTGCAATCATCCGGTCGGTATGGGTCGGTTTTATCAAGCCCGTATTTGACGCGATGTGGGCGATCATCAAGAACACGCTCGGCCCGGTATTTACCTGGCTGCGTGACACGGTGATCGCGCCAGTCTGGAATGGCATCAAAGCTGTCATCGACAGTGTTTGGAAGAACGGCATCAAGCCGGTCATCGACACGATGGTTCGGATTGTGAAGAGCGACCCGAAGAAGGCGTTCGAGGCCGCTCGCGACGGCATTAAGACGGCGTGGGAGGCGATCAAGGAGATCGCGAAGAAGCCCGTCCGCTTCGTCGTTGAGACAGTCATCAACGGGCTGATCGGGACGATGAACAAGATCCCGGGAGTGAACCTCTCAAAGGTGTCCTTGCCAAAGGGTTTCTCTGACGGCGGGTACACCGGCAACATCTCTGCGAACGCGGTCGCTGGCGTCGTCCACGGTGACGAGCATGTCATCCGGTCCGCGTCGCGTCGCGCGATCGAGGCGCGCCATCCAGGCTTGCTCGATCACATGAACCGATTCGGTTCAGTACCTGGCTATAAGAGGGGTGGACTCGTTCACCCACTGCCAGGCGCTGTTGTGACGACGAACTGGATGGGTTACCCGAACCACACTGGTATCGACCTCGCGAAGCCCCAAGGCACGCCAATCCAGGCGGCCGCTGACGGGATCGTTTCGAAGCAGTTCTACCACGTGAATTACGGCAACATGGTCGACCTCGATCATGGCGGCGGCATGTCAACGCGTTACGCGCACATGCTTGCCAACGTTGCGGTGAAGCTCGGCCAGGTCGTGAAGGCCGGCCAGGTCATCGGGTACGAGGGTTCAACCGGTAACTCGACTGGCCCGCACCTTCACTTCGAGGTGTTGCGGAACGGGAACCCGACAGACCCGGCGCCGTACCTTTCGGGGGCTTCGAGCATCAACCCTGTCATGAGCATGGTCGGTGGTCTCATCGACTTCGCGACTGGCGCGTTCAGCAAGGCGTTCCCTGGCGGCGGCATGTGGATCGAAGCCGCGGGCGGAATCATGAAGTCCGGCGTAAAGAGCGTCGTGGACTGGGCGACTGAGAAGCTGTCGATTGGTGGGGCGAAGCTCTACGATCAGGGCGGCATCATCCCGCACGGTGGTGTGGGAGTGAACCTCTCGGGGAAGCCGGAAGCGGTCCTCACGAATGATGAGGCTCGAGGCTACAAGGCGCTCATGCGTGCGTTGTCTGGTTCGGGTGGTCTGCAGGGTGTCGGCGGCAATGTCCTTGATGGGCTTGTTGCTGGGCTGCGTGGCGGGCGTTCTGGTGTTGAGGGTGCGGTGCGTGAGGTCACTTCGGCGATCATTGGCACCGCGAACCGTGAGCTCGACATTCATTCGCCGTCGCGTGTGTTCCGCACGATCGGTAAGTACATCGGTGCTGGCTTGAGCGCCGGAATTACGGGTTCTGTCGCGGCCACACGGACGGCTACAGAGCGCCTGGTGCGTTCGGTCGTGACTGGGTTCGATCAGCTCGGTGGTGAGCGGTCATCGCTGCAGAAGAAGCTCGATAAGGCGCTGGGTAACTGGCGTACTTCGAAGGCTGGCACGAAGGCGAAGGCTGCATACGCGGCTCAGATCGCGGACTACAGTCAGCAGATCGCGCAAATCAATTCCACGATTGGTGCGCCTGGGAAGTCGAAGGGGCCGGCGCTTATCGCGCAGCTCACGGCACAGACGACGAAGCTGAACGCTATCGCGTTGCAGCGTGCACAGGTGGCGAAGAAACTCGCTGCCGCTCAGAAGGTGCTTGCTGAGTCTGCCGATCAGATGGCGGACTGGTCTGCGGGCATCCAGGAGAAGATCAACGGCCTTGGCGGTATCGCCTCGAAGTCGACGGTCCCCGGGATGGTCGCTAACCTAACGAAGCGTATCGAGCAGACCAAGACGTTCGCGCAGACGATTGCGAAGCTGAAGAGTCTCGGGCTCGACGGCGCGTCGATGCAGGAGCTCACCGAGCAGTTCGCGTCGACTGGTTCTTCGCGTGCGGCGGAAGCGTTGCTCGCGTCGGGTAAGTCTGGCGTGAAGCAGGTGGTCGATCTCCGTAAGCAGCTTGATGCTGCGGGCGGGGCGCTCGGCGATCAGGTGGGCGCTGTCCTGTACCAGGCAGGTATTGATTCTGCGAAGGGCCTCATCAAGGGGCTGCAGTCGCAGGAGAAAGCGTTGCAGGCGCAGGCGCAGAAGATCGCTGACACCATCACTCAGACAGTGAAGCGGACCCTCAAGATCAAGTCACCAAGCCGGGTCATGGATGGCCTGGGTCAGTGGACTGGTTTGGGGTTTGCTGGCGGTCTTGAGGCGACTCAGCCGATTGTGGCGAGCGCGGCTGAGGCGCTGTTCCGTGTCCCTGATTCGTTTGGGGATTCGTTGCAGGCGTCGCGGCAGCGTGCGAAGAGTCACGCACTTGACCTGTCGGCTGCTTCGCAGGGTGGCGGCGGTATCACTGCTGGCCAGCGCTTGTACATCGTCTTGGACGACGGTACGGCGCTTGGCGGGTATGTGGATCGTCGCGCGGATTCTGTGGTGCGGCGCGAGGTGGGTTCGCAGTCTCGTGGTTCGTTCCGTCGTGATGGCGGGTTCTAGAGCCCCTTTGCTGGGCGCTTTCTTGTTTCTGAGGGCGGCACTCCTTTTGCGGGGTGTCGCCCTCTCCCGATGAAGGGGGCTGTTTTGGCGACTTCGAATGGTGCCGTTCAGAATAACGGGCAGATCCAGTGGGTGTACTCGGTTTCGGGTGTCTCGCAGGGGTCGACGTCTGTGGTTATCAAGGCGACGGCGTATTTCATGTCCGTTGCGCCGTACTCGCAGTACTTCAGCGGTACGAAGTCGTGGTCTGGCACGTGGGGGTCTGGTTCTGGTGCGCAGGCGTACAACCTGCCCGCTGGCACTCGAGTTGCGATCGTCGCTACAAGCGGTACATCAGTTACGTTGACGGACGCGCAACAGACGCGCTCGTTCACGGCCACCGCGTACCATTTCTTCGGCTCTACGACGTCCACGCTGACGGTGAAGATTCCGCCCCGGTATGCGCGGACGCCAACCGGGCTCACGATCACTCGCAGCTCGGACACTTCGCACCGGCTGAACTGGACGCGCAATTCGACGTATACGTCCGTGGTGGTGCAGCGCCAAACAAATGGTGGTGCCTGGACTCAGGTTGGGCGCCCGACAGGGAACGCATACACGTGGACGGATACGAGCACCAAGGCGGGCAACAAGTACGCCTACCGTGTCGCTGGTGTTGGAGGCTCCGGCCAGTCTGCGTTCTCGAATGTAGCGACGGTGTTCACGTCGCCGCTCGCGCCCACGGGAGTGACGGCGACACGTTCAGGCACGGGCATCCGTGTGGACGCGTCGGGGAAACCTGCGCATGCGACGAGCTACAACATCCGTGACGGCGCGACGACTGTCGCGTCTGGGGTGTCGCTGCCGTGGACGCACGCGAACCCGAACCCTGCGGTGCCGCACGAGTACACGGTGCAGGGTGTCGTGTCAGGGCTTGCCGGCGCGTGGTCGGCGAAGTCAAACACCGTGCAACTCATTTCGAAGCCGCTCCCACCTACCGGGCTCACCCCGAATGGTGCAGTGTCAGTGTCCGATGACCTGACCCGGTTTTCGTGGAAACACAACCCCGTCGATTCGTCCGAGCAGACCGCCGCCGAGTACCGGCGCCGGTTGAAAGACACGACGACATGGAGCACCTCGACTGTCGGGGGTGAGGAGCAGCTCACGCGGCTCCTCGAGGCTGGCGAATACGAGTGGCAGATCCGCACGAAGGGCGCTCACCCTGACTGGTCCGAGTGGTCTGCGGTCGCGATCTTCACGGTCATTGACCGTCCGGGCGTCGCAGTCATCTCCCCTGACGAGTTGTGGACGAAACGCACAGTCACGGCGGAGTGGTCTTGGGATCAGCCGCAGGGCAGGCCGCAGTCGGCATGGGAGGCGATCCTTCTTGGTCCTGACGGCGAGATTGAACGCAAGACTGGCACGGGCGCTACGACGAAGGTGCAGTTCGCGGCGAAGGTCGCGGACAACATCGAATACGGCGTGAAGGTTCGCGCGGCAGCGGGCGACATCTGGTCTGAGCCTGCCGAGCAGTGGTTCCTCGTCATGGTCCCGCCCGCCGCACCGGCCGACATGAGCGGTGCTTGGTCTGAGGATTCGGGGGCTGTCACGCTTAACGTGCAGGACGGGCGAGGTGGCGAGCGAGCACCGGTCACCAACCATTTTGATAACCCGAACTTTGTGGGTGACGGGACTTGGGTGGAGATCAGGCGGAACGCACGCGCCAATTCCAGTTTCGAGCGCGGCTCGACTGCATATTGGGGCAGCAATGCCGGCCGCCCTGGCGTGACTCTCGCTCTTGAGACGGCAGAGGTGCATTCCGGACAGTATGCATGCAAGGTGACATCTGAGGGTTTGGAAATCTCGGCGGGGATCAACTCTACGAACACGTACCCGATGACGTGCCCGAATGGGGTCGTCACTTCGAGCGCGTGGGTGAAGGCTCCCGCTGGGCTCAGGATGCGTGCCGACTTGCAGGAGCGAGACACGTCGAATGTCTATCTGAATCAGAAGACTCTCAATTTCGAGGGCACTGGCGATTGGGAGCGCATCCGAATCACTCGTGACGATATTCAGCCTGGCAACCGGGTAACGTTCGCCGTGTCGATCAGGTTCGCTGAAGCGGGGGTGTTCTACGTTGACGACTATCTGACCGAATGGTCAGAAGAACTCGGAGGCTGGTTCGGTGACGAGATTGTTGGTTCGGACATCGAGCGCGGCGAGGATTTCCGGGTCAGGTTCGACGGCACGGATTCCGTGTTGGAGGGCGAGCGTGCTCGCGGATTCATTACGGGTTCCGGGGCTGCGTTTATCAGCTCGTCGGTTGATGGCGTGCCAGCGGGCCGCCTCATCAACGTCAGCGGCGCGGCAAGTTCTGCTTATGCGGGGTTCGCGCTGCCTGACGCTCTGATTGCGTCGGGTGGCGTGTTCCAGGCGATCAAGTATCAGGAGTCGGAGATCGCGCGGGCGGCTGGCGGTTACGGAATCCGGGCAAGTTCGGTTATCTATCAAACGCCGTTCGACAACGTCGCGGGGCATAGTCCGCACCGTGTCGAGTTCCCGCCTGGTGTTTCGATCAAGTACGTCTATTTTGGTTCGCAGGGTTACCCCGGTGGCGGGGACGTGTATTGGACGGCTCCCGGCCTGTTCGGGCCTGGGTATGTCGGCCCGGCGTTCAGCGGGTCTTCGGGCCTGGTGAAGGTCGGCGATACGTGGATGTCTGCCGCTTGGGACGGCGCAGTCGATAACTCGACTTCGACTATCCACACTGCACCGCCTGCGGTTCGTGTGGACGTTGAGCGATCTGTTAACGGCGGGCTCTCGTGGGAGACGTTTATCGAGGGCGGAGATCTGCCTGTCGTTGAGACTGACCCGCAAGCGCTCTCGAACGGGACGACGCTCTACCGTGTCACGACGTACTCGGCAGACGATGCGGCATCGGTCGTGGTTCATGAGGTCGAGGCGAACTCGCCAGCCGTCTGGCTGTCGGGCGGCCCTGGCTTCACTGACACGGCACGTCTCCCCTACGACCCCGAGGTCGACTTCTCGACATCGCGTGAGCGGATCTTGAAGCAGTACGCGGGCCGTGAGAAACCGGTCGTGTACTCGGGTGAAGCAGTCACGCGCACCGTGCAGTGGAGCGGAACGCTCCTCTCGCACGACAGTGAAGTGGCGAGCGTGGAAACGCTCGAGCGGATCTCGCAAGCCCCCGCACCGCTGCACCTGTACCGCGACCCGGACGGGCGGCACGTGAAGGGCATGCTCGCGCCGCTCAGCAAACAACGAGTCGCTGACGGCATGTGGTCGTATTCCACGTCGATTGAGGAAGCCGACGACTAAGAGAAGGAGTCACTCATGACTTTGCATAGTCACCGTGAACCCAGATGGGAGCACTGGCTTCTCGACTCGGAGGATGCGCGGATCGCGCGCCTTGATGGTGTGACGGGCGGCGGGGTTGAACTCGCCGCCCTGTCACGTCTCGGGGTGTCCGGGAGTATCGAGATTGATGAGCGCGGCCAGGATATTGACTGGCTGACTGCTCGAGTGCAGCATGTGTACGATCCGGGCGTTGAAGGTGTGGAGCCGTGGCCGGTCGCGACGATGCGGTTCACCTCCCCCAGGGATCGGCACACCTCTTTCGGTGTGTCGTATTCGGTGGAACTGCTGTCGAAGCTGTCGATCCTTGATTCGGCATCCCCGGGCGCGTTCTATTCCCTCGCTGAGGGGACACGCATCATCGACACGGTCGTATCGCTCATTCAAAGCACTGGCGAGAAACGCATTGCGGTCACCCCGTCAGATAAGACCCTCCCGAATCAGATGGTCTTCGACCCCGCGTCAACGATCCTCACGATCATCAACGAGCTCTTGAAAGCTGCAGGATATTGGTCGCTGTGGGTCGACGGGGCCGGCGTCTACCGCGTGGAACCCTACGAAGACCCCTCACAACGGCCAGAGTCGCACCGGTTCGAAAACGGCGACGCCCAAGTCCGGTTCCCTGACTGGGAGCGTGAGCAGGATCTGTCGAATGTCCCGAACGTGTACCGGGTGTACCGGGAAGGCAGCGACGAGGACGACGGCATCGAGGGCGTCTACCGGAACGAAGACGAGGAATCGCCGTTCTCGATCCCGCGCCGCGGGTTCATCATCGAGCGCAGCGAATCCGCCGAAGTCGAAACAGTGGAAGAGGCCGTGGAGCTCGCAACTCGTCGTCTGCGTGACGCAATGTCAGTCGTGGGGCGCATCACCGCATCTCACGCGCCACTCCCCCTCAACCCCAACGAGGTGATCCGGCACATCGATGGCACGACAGATGTTCGATGCACGATCCAATCCATGTCGCTCAGTTTTGAGACTGGCACGGAATGCCGGGCGGAATGGCGGGAGGTGACCGCATGAGCACAGGTGACATGCTGCACGAGCTGCAGCGGCGCGTCATTGATCTTGAAGCGCGGGTACTCGCGGCGCCCTCGCTTCGGTGGGCCACCATCGCATCCGTCACGCCTCTCACGTTCAAGCTTGACGGGCTCGATACACCAGTGGAGGGCACGCCTTCCACGACCGTGAGCGGCCTGTCACTCGGCGACCGTGTACAGGTAACCCTTCAAGCAGGCCGAGCGACCATCACAGGCCGCGCGAAAGGCACACAGAACAAGGTGCTGTGGGCTGGGACGCCGATCTATATGCATGCCGAGCAAGTCGCGACGCTCTCTGAACGGGTGAGCGACCAGGCGACAGGGATCGTTCTCGTCTGGCAGGCCTATGTCAACGGCGCTGTGAAGGACTACGACATTGTGTACGTCTTCGTTCCCAAATGGCACGTGGCCGGTGCGCTGAACGGCAAGGGCGTGCAGTGCACACTGTGGCCCGGCAACAGCGGCACCGCACCGCACCAGAAATACGTCTACGTCGTCAACGAACGCATCCTCGGCAACGCGATCAATGGAATCTCGCCGCGAACATCTCACGTGCTTACCGCCGTGCTCGGCGTCTAAGGAGACTCATGAACTATTTCACTCAATCGCAGATGAGGAACGACCATTTCCTGATCGACAGGGCCGGCATGTGTGCCGCGACGCTCGGGATCGCCGATGGGCTGCAATGGGCTGCAAGACGCATCATCGACCTCGTGGTGACGCCTGGCTGGGTCGAGGCGTACATGGCTGCGGGCGGCCGCCCAGAGGGTGACCCTGCCGGGTTGACGCTGACCCTTGGAGCCAGGCCAGATGTCATCACTGACGCGATGATCCTGGAAGCGGTGCGCCGCCTCGCAGGGATTCGCGAGGTGGAGCCGGAGCCGCTACCTGAGCCAGAGCCGGAACCGGCCCCTCAGGACGATGGGGAGTCGATACCTGACATGGCGCCGGACAGCCTCCCCGAGCCAGAGCCAGAGCCAGAGCCAGAGCCAGAGCCAGAGCCAGAGCCAGAGCCAGAGCCAGAGCCAGAGCCTATGATCCCCGAACCTGACGGCGATCCGGGCGACTTCCCGGCACCAGATACCCCGAGCCTCACCGAATAGGTGGGGCTTCGCTAAGTGAATGGCGCGCTCACTAAGAAGTGGTCGAGTTGGCCATGGGTGCTAAACGTCAACGACTGCCACGTCGTCTTCACCTTTCGTTTCCCACGGAAGTGTATGGATTGAGCCGCCAGCTAGCGCCTCATCGATAAGCGACTCGTCGATCTCTTCGCCGGCAACGACATGCTCTGCAACCCAATCGTAAATGTCCATTGCGTTGGTCACAGCTGTAGTCAGTCCTGCAATGATCCCGACAGTAATTGCAATGGTTTTCAAAGAGGCTTTGGACTTTGCTCGCTTCCCGAGGTGGCGTGCGCCCTGGGGTAGGTCCTTCTGAGCAAGCACTAGAGGAATGAACTCGCGAAGTAGTTTTGCGGTCTCGTCTGTCGAATCTGCGATTCTTGCGAGCGCTTTGGACTGAGCGTCCTCAACGATCGAATCGGCGGATTTTGATGGCTTGCTTGTGACTTCTTCCGCCGCTGCTTCGAAGATGCCCTGCACTTCAGCGAGAATCCTTCTGGACCATTCTGGCGCGTCAATCGGGATCGCCCGGGCATTCGAATCGAAGTTGTACCGTCCCTCCATCACACGCATCATGCGAGAACAGCCAGGCACCGGGCAGTAGTCGGCATTGCCACTGAATACAACGTCGGTCGAGTCTGAAATCTTGGCCGATATCGATTCTTGTGCCCCATGGACCGGACACAGTGCTGCTACAGGAGGCATGGCCCCAACTTACACGCTACGGAAGTTGCGTTCGCCCGGACTTCCCAGGACCCAACACAACTCATACAAGCCCCACCTCGGTGGGGCTTCTCTCATTTAAGGAAGGAGCACGCATGGCAATCGTGCTATCGCACCCCATCCCTGGTGCGCCGCTCTCCGACGCCTTCGGCTGGCGTGACGCTATCCCTGGCGTCATCGGTGCCGGCCTGCACAACGGGCAGGACTACAAGGCCAACGCGGGCACTCTCATCCGTGCCGCACACGGCGGAACCGTCGTCTATAACGGGTGGGATCCCACCGGCGGCGGTTGGATGATCCGAATCGACCACGGCGGCGGATACCACACGCTCTACCTCCACATGCGGGAGCAGTCGCCCCTCGTGAGGGTCGGCCAGCAGGTCAGCACCGGAGCCGGCATCGGCTACGTCGGATCCTCCGGCGCATCCACCGGGCCGCACCTGCATTTCATGCTCGAGAAGAACGGCACCTACGTCAACCCCGTGCCGTACATCAAGACGCCGGCCAAACCGAACACCTCAAAGCCCTCTGGGCAGAAAGAAGACGAAGACATGAACGTCATTGGATACATTCGCGACAAGGCCAAGGGCTCACAGGGCAGCGTGTACGCGCTGCAGGAGAACGGCCGCAAGCGCCTCATCAAGAAGGCCGAATGGAACTCGCTGCGCGCCCTCGAAGGGCAGGGAGTGAAGCTCCACGTCGCCGGCGTCGCGGCTGCGGACCTGAACGCGATCCCTAACGCATGAGCGATGAAGCACCGGGAGTGATTGTCACGCTCCCTGAGATCTACAAGAAGGTACTTGAGACCGACACGAAACTCGACAAAGTCATTGGTGCTGTCGAGCAGATGGTCGCCATCAACTCGAGGCTCGATAACCATGGTGAGCGGCTTCGAAAGATCGAGTCTCAGCTTGCGGCTCAGTGGATCGTGGTTGGGGTCGTCGTGACAGTCATTGGTGCCGCCGTCGTGAAGACAATCACAGGGTAAGGAGACCTCATGAATATTCAGTCTGTCCGTACGTTCGTTGCCGCCCTCGTTGGTGTGCTGATCGTGCGTCTTGTTGCCGCTATCCCGACTGTCGCTGACGTGTTCGCGTGGGTGGATGGCGTTTTCAAGGATGCCGGGTACGCGTCCATTTCGGCGCCCGCGCTCGTGCAGGCGGTTATTACGGCCGCGGTGATCCTGTTCTATCAGAAGGCGGCTCAGTGGCTTGGTGATCGTTGGCCGAACATTGAGAAGGTGTTGCTGGGCAGCTCTGCTCGCCCACATTACGAGCCTCGCTACGCCGCGTAGGATCCAGTTCATCGCGAGGGAGGCCCTCCCTCGCGATGAAACGGCCGCGCGATCCGCGCCATCCGCGCCATCCGCACTTATAGACGCGAATAGCCCCCGTGCTCGCTCCCGTTATGGGAGTTGAGCACGGGGGCTATTTGTCGTTTTACCAGGCGCTGCAGTCTTCACAGAGGCGCTTGCCCACTATCCGGTCGTACCTGTGTGGTCCGGGTGTGCCGCAGTTCTCGCATCGGCTGATCTTGACGAGAGGTGTTATTCCCAACTTTGTGTGTCTCCTACGCTTACCCCATGGATTCCCCCCTTTGACTATGTTAAGCGTTGGGAAAGGCGGGTGGGGTGCGTGGAAAAGGCGAGAACCCAGTTTCACGGCTCTTTGGGGAAGCGTAACTCTGGGTTCTCATTGCCCACCCTACACGCCTGTCAAGGATGATCGCCTTAGAGGAAGGTCCGGGTGTCTCTCGATAGCATTACGCCACAGTCAGGGTACAACTTCCACATGCACGACAGTCCACCCTGAAGGAGTTTGCGCCCACAGTTCCTCAAACGTCGCCGCCAAGATCTGCCGGGTCTGGTCTTGCCGCTGATATGCGCCCGCGGCCGTGACACCTTCATCGTCTTCGGTCACGCGGAGCGGGGTGCGGGAAAGTTCAAACCCTTCCGGGCGGTCGATTTCGATTCGGGCATAGATTTCATCGAGCGTTGCGCCCGACACTTCAAACTCGATTGATTCGTCCAGTCGTAGCGTGGCGTGGCGCATGGTCCCGATAGTAGCCTCTTCCACGCGGCGGGTGTGCCGGGATAGTGTGACCGGTATGGCAACGACAGAGCAGATCCTGGCGCGTAGTTTGAATGATGTCCGTGACGAGCTGTCGCTCTTCATGCAAGATGTCAGCGACGCTCCTGCTGGGAACCGGGTGTTCCAGGCCAGAGTTCAACGCATCCTTGAGTCGTTGACTGAGGCTGTGGAAGCGTTGGCTGACGACAGCGCCGGACGGGCAAACGAAGACGCGTGACCGGTGTCGCCGGCGTGGTTTTACGGACGTGGTGAGAGCCCGCCGGGAGCGAACACCACATCCGAATGGGCGGGCTCTTGTAGTTGATTTTACCGGGAACGTGTGTGGTCTCGGTGAATGTAACGGATCGCCGATCGGGCGACTAGATTCTTCGGTTCTGCCCGCTGAAGCCATCACGCATTGCACGTGCCGCGCTCTTCGCCCGCCCATTCTAAACACGAATAGCCCCCAGTAGGCCCGTTTCCTCTGTGATGGAGGCGGCAGGCTTACTGGGGGCTGTTTTCGTCATTTCTGGGGGGTGCCGTTTGGCGGTCCGACGCGGGTGCGCCCGGCTGCGTTGACTCGTTCAAGATCCCACAGCACAGAAGCGTTGGCTTCTTCGAGGGTGTCGTGCTGCGAGATGACGCGTCGTTTGGATGGTTCGGGGTGCCATTGCTGGACGAAGAACAGGGGTACGTTGTCGCGGTTTGCGACGCCGACAATCATCGCAACCGGGTGGTCTTTGGGGTAGCGCATGACGGCCCACAGGTTGGTGTCGATTTGCACGTATGGCATGCGTTCGCGTTCGATGTCGTTGGCTCGGCTCATGGCTTCCTCCGTTCGAAAGTTTGTTCGAACAGCGTACGTCTGCGCGCTGACATTCACGCTTGGTTGCGGAGCTCTTCTGCTTTCGCGTGGACGCGCGCACGGAGCTCGGCAATCTGCTCTGGTGTGCGTGCTTGGCTCAGGATTTGCGCGATGCGTGTCCTGGATAGGCCGATTTGGGCGTGAGTGAGTCCGGCGCTCCGAAGCGCGAGAATACGTTCCCGGTCAGGGGATGGTTTGGACATGCAGCATCTGCCACCCGTCGGGAACCTTGGCGTTGAGTTCTGGCATGGTTGCGGCTTCTACGACCTGTGTTTGGTCGCGCCGCTGATACGTGCCGGCCGCAGTGATGACGCCGCCAGTCTTGCCCATCTTCACGGGCGCTTTCACGAGATCGAAACCCTCGGGACGGTTTGCTTCGAGCTGTGCGTGGACCTCCTCGAGCGACGCCCCCGATGCCTCAAGCTCGACGGTTTCAACTAGTCGGATCGTGGCACGCAGCATGGCCTCAGGCTACCCGACCTTCAGCTATGAACCTGCTTTGGCTATGGTGGTGCTCATGTGTCAGTACCAGCCCACCTGCCCCACAACGCGTCATCGGGAAGGGACTACGTGCCCTGAACGGGTCCGCATTCAGAAGCACAACCAGAAGGTACAAAAACGCAACGCGGAGGTGCGTGAGCACAACCGCAAGGTTGATCTTGAGAACCGGGTCGGGGCGGTCGTCGCAATTGTCGCTGTTGTTGCTGTCGCGGCTCTTGCCGTTTGGTGGTTCCTGCTGCGCTGAGGCTTCCCATCACGCTGCCCAGGTGAGTACGGTGAGCTACATGGCTAGAAAGCACCGCAGGCACCAGACCTCGTTCGATTCCTTGGAGTATGGATCCATGGTTGAGTTCTATAAGAACGGCGTAGACCCAAACATCGACACAGACGCGATTCCCTACTACGACGGACTCGTCGAGGTGCTCAGTTCACCAACGGGGAAAGCGGGCTCGCGCGAAGTGCCTGTGAAGATGAAGGGAGAATTCCAGAATCCTTGGCCTTCTGAAGATTGGCTTACACCGTGGATGGTGGAGCGGGGATCCCGGACGCATTGGGGGTCCATCCTCCCTTGAACACTTCGTCCGCTGGCGCGCTACACCTCCCCTGAGCGTGACTTGATGATCGGCTGCGCCCGACGATCACCCCTGAGACGATCTCCGCATCAATGCTGCGAGAACCTCATCAGCTGTTCCGCGCTCCGCCTTCGTCTACCCAGTTTGCGATCTCTTCGCGATCAGAAAGCGTCGGCTCGTGTACAGCAGGAGAATGGGGCTCTGGGGTCGGCAGAGTGAAGACAACGGACCTCGCTAGTTCCGTCACGGATTCGAGCCGTTGACGCTCATTTTCTAAATGCTCTTTGAGGCGCTGATCGGCGACGGCTTGTTTCCGTTCGCTCTCGCCGCTTATCTCCGCGAGCATTTGCGTCAACACGCTTGCGAGCCCGTCTCTGAGTTCTTCCAAGGTCGTGTTCTCAATGTTGAGCCTTCGGTCAGAGACTCCGAGCTTCACCTCGGGATAGCCGCTTTCTTGAAGCTTGCGAAGACTCTCGGGGCCAAGGAGCGCTCGAGATTCTCCTTCCGTAACGCGACGGTTGAAGACGGCTTCAACCGTGTAGTGGGAGGGGGCAGCATCGGTAAGTAGCTCAGCAGGAAGGGAGTCAATGAGGATCGATCTTAGCCCTAGCGGGAGAGATGCTTCGTGTTCAGTGTTCATTTTCTTCTCCGAAGAAAGCTTGGCCAGACGCCAAGAGTCGCCCCGTCAGGTTGAGGGGAGCAATGCGAGCGCCTCTAACCCGTCGGTGGCTTAGACGATCTGCGGCGGACAATGCCGAGCAGCAGTGTGCCTACAAACAGCACAATGCCAATGATTCCGAGCCAAAGAAGACCTTTAAGCGCGAACCCAACGATGGCTAAAACTGCCCACAGAACGAGGAAGATGATGATTAGTGCCCACATGTCGCAACCATACGCCTCTTCGCCCCACCAAAACGAGACTCACAGGAAGGCGTCGCCCGTATCTGTGTGCAGCTGGATTGGACGTAGACGCGCAGCCTGTGAAGTGCGGAGTGCATGTTCTACTCGCGTCACGCCTTCAGGCACCTCTGCCGACACAACGGCGGTGGGCGGGCCGGGCCGGGCCGAATAAAGCCTTCAATGCTTGCGCAAATCAGATTCGCCTCGACGCACACTCAATCCCATGCTTCGCCGAGTAGCGTGTGTAATAGCGATCGGCACTTGCCTGTGGCTCCACCAGCTGCCCCCTGGGCGCGCAAACGGAAGCAGGTGCCCTGATGACGAGTACCACATTCATTAAAAAGTCTGGGCTTGGTCCACTCCGCCCTACAAGGGCATCCAAGGACGATTTTCCTCCAATAGCCAAGGCGTACACGCGCGTCTCTGAAGTGGTCCGCGAGTCCGGACTTCTTCGTCGAGCGCCATGGTTCTACGCCCTCGTCGGCATCGCAATAATCGTTGCCCTCGGCGGCGCGATCACGGGATTCGTGCTGCTTGGAGACAGCTGGTTACAGCTCCTCGTCGCCGGCGCCTTCGGCATAATCTTCACCCAAATCGCGTTTCTGGCCCACGAGGCTGCCCACAGACAGATCCTCACCCTTGGGCCGGCAAACGACCGGCTGGCAAGGTTTCTTGCGGGCTCGATCGGCATGAGTTACTCGTGGTGGGACTCCAAGCATACGAGGCATCACGCCAATCCGAATCGGGTGGGAAAGGACCCCGATATCGACGTAGATACGATCTCCTTCATCGAAGAGGATGCTGTGCAGGCGCGGGGCTTGCGTCGCGCGATAACTCGCCGCCAAGGATGGCTGTTCTTCCCCCTGCTGACGCTCGAAGGCTTGAACCTGCATTTGCACAGCTTCCGACATCTGTTGAGTCGGGAACCTGTGAAAGGACGTTGGGTCGAGCTCGGGATCATTCTTACTAGATTCGCTGTTTTTTACACCCCCGTGTTTATCTTCCTGCCACTTGGCATGGCCTTTGCGTTCACCGGTGTTCAACTAGCGGTGTTCGGTGTCTACATGGGCGCCTCGTTTGCGCCAAACCACAAGGGAATGCCAGTCATAGCGCACGACGCAAAACTCGACTTTTTCACTAAGCAAGTTCGCACCTCTCGCAACATTCGCGGCGGCTGGTGGGCAACCTGGCTTATGGGCGGCCTGAACTATCAGGTTGAACATCACTTGTTCCCCAGCATGGCGAGGCCTCATCTGGCCCGCGCTCGAGAGATCGTCATGGAACACTGCGAAACACTTGAGGTTCCCTACACGGAGACCTCGTTGTGGCGCTCGTATGCGATTGTTATCGACTATCTAAATAGAGTCGGCCTAGCCGCCCGGGACCCTTTCGACTGCCCCGTCAGCGCCCAATACGGGCGCCGCTAGGCTCCTCGCGGCGGCAGCAACTCGCGGCGCCGACTCACGCACGTGCTGGCGGCTCAGAGGTGAAGCCGCTATGGTCAGCAAAGGGTAATTAAACCCGGAAATGAGGGCAGAACGATGTCCAAAGATCGAGGCCAAAAGGCCGCTAAGAAGCCAGCAGCAACGACGGCGAAAGAAAAGAAGGCCGCGAAGCGAGAGAAGAATAAGTCTGCGGCAGCACTCTTGAACAACCGTAAGTAGTCATATTCCGATAGACACTTCACTCCGTGGTGTAGTGTCTATCGGAGGGGCACAGGAAGTTGCGTTTCTGCCGAGCTATCTCGGACCGACTTGAAAGCTCAACCGCAGGGTTGGGCAGTATTTGATTCACCGCCCCTCACGCGTAGAGCCGATGCGGGCTCGCGCGTACCGAGAATCCGCATCATCTCTGCAGGGGATTCCTTTGCAGATTCTGATCATTCGTGATCCCAGACAATAAAGGAACGACGTCATGGCCACAGGCACCGTCAACTGGTTCAACTCCGACAAGGGTTTCGGCTTCATCTCACCTGATGATGGCACCGCAGACCTGTTCGCGCATTTCAGCGCCATCAACAGTGGAGGTTTCCGCAGCCTCGAAGAGAACCAGAAAGTTAGCTTCGATGCAGAGCGCGGCCCGAGGGGAATGCAGGCAGCCAACATTCTCGTTCTGTAGCTGCTGAGCTAGGGGAAGGCAGGGCCGTCAGTTTTCTTTCGGCCCTGCCTTTTGCTGTCTTTGCCCCGCCCTGTGATAGTTCTGGAGCACTGCCGAGCAAAACAAGTAGCGATAGGCCGGAGCGGCCTGCGGGTTGACCTCGAGTTGTGCGTGGACTTCCTCGAGCGACTCCCCCGACGCCTCAAGTTCGACGGTTTCAACAAGACGAATCGTGGCACGGAACATGCGTCTGAGACTATCCCTTCCCTAAGCGCGGCTATGATCGAGATGCCCTCTTTCTTGAGTTAGCCGGTATTTCAACGAAATCACCAAAGCAAACAAATAAGTAGAGTCACTCTCTTACTTCGGCTAAGCCGAGGGGAAAGGGGGTGGTGGATATGACGTTGCGAAAGCAAGGTTGGAAAGAGAAGAACCCACCAAGCGTGGTAGCGATACTTAGTCTCGCATTCCACGCCGGCAGGTTCTTCATTTCCTTGTTCAAGTTCCTAGTGGACTAGAACTAATGTTCACCGGGGCGGTCTGTTGACGCAGGCCGCCCCATCTTCATCGCCCAGGAGCTATTTAAATTGTAGCTCGCTTTGCGTCAAACGACATAGGTGTTCAGTCCACCCCCTTCCGGTCATGCCGCCCACCTGGGTAAGGTGAGCGGCATGAGTAGAACTGTTTGCACTCTTTGCGAGTCAGAGCCGGTCTACAAGCGAGACCTCTCCAGGGTCTCCACCCTTGGCGCGCATCCGTATGTGTGCTCAAACCTGGGCTGTCCATATAGCACGGCAGTGAATGCGCGGTGGGGTTTCACGAAGGTGGTGGACGGTCACCCCGCCGCCGCGCCCTCGATCAGCGCCAGCACCGCGTCAGCATCCTCGAGGTAGATCTCTCGAGTCATTCTTGGCGTCTCGCTCCAGGGCCGCGTCTGTGCTCGGGGGTGCTTGTTGTAGAGCGCTTCCGCGATCTGTTCCCGAGTGGGTGTGACCAGAGCAGCACCCCACACAGCGCCGGCTACGAACGCTTGCTCCCTGCTCCAATAGTCGTCGCGGCTGGTCGGCCAGTTTTCGCGGCGGTACTGTTCTTGTGCGGCGGTACGCACATCAGGGGCGGTCACTCTCTGCCCCCGGTTCCGGTGAGCCCTGTAGTTCCTCGGAACTCGAAGAAGATCCCCGACTCGTCCGCTGTCACTGTGATCGCGTCGTCAGCGGCGGACTTGCCGTGGTACTCCTCGTACCGCTTGTGTGCAGCAGTCAAGGCTCGGACCACATCAGCGCCGACTGCTGGGTTGCTCACCGATACGCCGATGTATTCTTCACGGCGTTCGTAGAAATCAAGGCCTGTTGCCATCGTTCTCTCCTCCTTTTTGTGCGGGAAACAGTTCATCCTCAAGAGGGAGGGCACCCACGCCAGAGCTGCTTAGAATCGAAACCATGAGCGAGAACAAAAGCCCCCGCATGAACGCTTCTATGACTTGGACGGTCGCCGGGATACTTGTCGGTGCCGGCCTAGGTGCTCTCATGGGGATGTGGGTCGGTAACGTTGCTGCGGGAGCAGGGGTCGGTGTCGCAGTTGGGGCGATCATTGGTTTCATTGTGGGAATGCCACTGCGAAAAAAGTAGCGATCACTCATCGCCCACCACCTCGCAGTACGTCCGCCACGATCGCCGAGACCTGCTCGCCGCGCGACCCGCCGAGGCGCGACCACTCGTGCCCATCGACGCGAGCGGCGATCTCGGCGAGCTTCGCTTCGTCCACCTGCGGCTGGGCGGCAAGAGCATCAGCAAGCCTGCGTGACAAGCACGGCCATTCATTGCCACACCACGTGCAGTAGGCCTGCCCGGCACATCCCGGCCTGCCGCAGTCGCAATGCTGCGGCTCACCCTTTGAGTGCTTGCCCGCCTCGGCAATGAGTTCCCCCCGATCACCTGCTGCTGGTTCCTGTGGTGCGGCACCAGCAGCAGCCCGCAACCGTTCAGCCGCGTCCTGTGGTGTGTGCCCGTCATACTCGGGCGGCAGGTCGACCTCGGGAACCGCGAACAGTTCCCAATGCTCGGCCTTGTAGTGGTTCGAAACCTGCCCAGTTGTGAGCGTCGCGGTGACGATGAACCAGCCTCCTCCGAAGCAGAGTTCACCGTCGGAGTGATTCCACGACTTCACGACTGGGATACCGGCAGCGAGCCAGCCGTGCGCGGCGTGGGCGTTGTAGAGCATGCGGTAGTCGTAGAGCTCGTCAAACGTGTGGTGGCCGTCCGAAGTTGAGCCGGAGATAGCAGCGGCTGCGAGTTCTTCGGCGAGCTCAAAGATGAGGCGGTTCGCCTCGACTGGGTTCAGGTCGGATCCGAGCGCAGCAAACGCGCGCGCCTCTCGGATGAGTTCTTTGTTCATGGTTGTTGTTCTCCTGTTACCGTGTTTCGTATGGAAATGATGTTTGGGATTGGTGGCATTGTTCTTGTCGCTGGCGCGGTCATGTGGGTTGCCGGTGATGTGATCGGCCGTCGTGTGCGCGCGAAGAACGCCGCAAAGTACGGGCGCCGATAACGCGTCGTCCCCGAACTTGCTGCGGGCTATGCTGAGGCCATGAAGAATCCGGCCTTTTGGGCTCTCTACGCGATCCCGGTGCTCGTCATTGCGTTGGCCTTCTTTCTAGACATGCGTGCCGCAGCAACATACGAAGCGTTCGACGTGGATGTCGCGCGCGCTGAGCTAGGCCGGGTTGTCGGTGGCGCCGCGGACTTGGCTACGCCGGAAACGCTTCATGAGAAGGCCTGGCAGACTTTTCTTGGGGCGCAGCGCGAGGCTCGAGCGATTGGGCTTGCCGGGGTACTCTTCACGACAGTCCCCCTGGCTGCGACCGCAATTGGTAGGTCGCAGAAGAACGCGGTCCGGGAGCTCGCCTCTGCGGTTCCAGGCACTGAAGATCTGCGTAACTAGCGCTTTCAGGATCGCCAAAGCGACCTCCAATCTTGGATAGAGTGCGAGAATGGATGACTTCTGCTGGCTGACAGGCCCCGGGCTCTGCGGGACGATGAGCTTCAATCTCCCCATCGTTGAAGTTCTGGCCGTCGGACTGGTTTCTGGAGCGATCGCTGCAGCGACCATCTGGGCTAGCTTCAGAGCTGCCAAGTATCAGACGGACAAAGCGCTCGGGGATTCAGTCGTAAGGGAATTGCGCTCAGTGGTTGGTGACATTGCCGACAACGCCAACGACGTGTTCAAGAATGGAGACTTGGGGAGCTTTCAAGACTCTCCGCTAATTTCGAGGTCCACAACCGCATACAACTTGATTAGGACTTCGGGATTAGCGAACGCATTTGAGGTAGTGGCCTGGGCAGATTTGATGCTCGAATATAGCCTCATGCTCAAGGAGTTCGGTTTATCAGTCAGCAGCAAGACAATGGAGCCGATCGAGAGCGTAGTGCTGGAAAGAATCGGCCCACATGCACTGATCAGCAAGCGACTCGCGCAGTGGCTGGCTGACCCCAGCCAGGTAGGACAAGAACTCAAAGACGAGTTCGTTGCCCTGCACGATCATTTGCACGAGCAGCACCACATCCATGAGGATCGAGTAGCGCAGATTCTTTCCAAGCGACGCCAAGAGACAAACCGTCGCCCGCTCCTGTCAGATATGGCAAGGAAGCGGCGGCGCAAGCCCGCTCAGTATCGCAGCTGAGGGGCCAGCTGAACACTGGCCCCTCAAATGACGGAGATAGCGCCCCACCGGTGGGTGGAGCGCGGATGGTGGGTGGCTAGAATGGCTGTTCGTCGTCGAAGCCGCCGCCTGAGCCGCCCGGGTCGGGGAAGCTCTGCCCGCCGTTTTGCGGCTGGTTCCAGCCCGACTGTGACTGTGGCCCTGCCTGAGCGCCTGTGAAGCCGCCCTGGCCGCGTGTAGCACCTCTGGCGACCGTTGCTGTGGCGAACCTCAGCGACGGCCCGACCTCTTCGACGTCAAGGTCGAGTGACGTGCGTTGCGCGCCCTGGCTGTCCGTGTACGAGCGTTGCGTGAGTCGGCCCTGCACAATCACGCGCATGCCCTTCGTAAGGGTCGCGGCGATGTTGTCGGCGTACTCACCGTAAGCGCGGCAACCCAGCCAGAGCGCTTCACCGTCCTTCCACTCGTTCGCCTGCTTATCGAACGCCCGCGGTGTTGACGCGATACGGAACGTCACCCACGACTTGCCGCCCTGGGATACGCGCGGTTCTGGATCCGCAACAAGATTGCCAGTCACGGTGATTAGTGGTTCGCCTGCCATGGTTACTTCTTCCTTTCGATGACTGCTGCAATTTCGGACGGTTCAAAGCCCAGCGGGCGGTCTTTGCCGTCTGCCCATTCGATCTCGGTGAAGCCGCCGTAGTTCGACCTGGTCGCCTTGAAGCGATCCACGTCGATATCGATGACGGCTCCGCCTTTGAACACCAGAGTGATCTTCGCCACTATTCCCTCTCCTCAATTTCGGTGATGTAGGTCTCGCGTTTAGCACGGTCGTCAACGTCTGGCGGGAATTCCCACTGCTCGATTTGCGGGCACTGGTGGCAGCTCACGGGAAGGTCACCGCTCAACGCCGCGTCGATTGCTTCGTCTGCGGTCTCTGCCTCGACTTCGACTGTGTGGCCGGCGTATCCGGTCAGGTAGATCTTGTACTTCGGCATCTATCGGCCTTTCTTTCGTGTTGTGTGTCGCGCCCACCCAAAGCAGGCAGCGATAGTGGCGGCTGCCCCGAGAGGGAACGGGCCGTGTGCGGGCGCCGGGATGACCGGCTGACCCGTGATGTGGAGGATCACCGTTGCAAGCCATGCGGCGAGGATGACCGATGAAACGATGAAGGCCACGACAGCTGCTGCTTTCGTGGCCTCACGCTCGCGCGGAGTGATGTGGGCGGTCAAGGCTTCACCTCCGGCCAGATCTGCGTCCCACCGACGATGCTGCTGTCTTTCAGCGTCGCGGTTCCTTCGTGACAGTGATCGTTGTAGACGAACCTGCCGCCCTTCACGAGCGCGGAAACATCTGTGTCGGGGAAGTCGTCGAAGCGGATAAGCCAGAGCTGGCCGTCCCGAGCGTCGTGCCAGGAGCGAGGTTCCGGGTGAGCAGCGAAGTAGGTGCGAGCAGCGTCCGCCATGTCGCCTCGGTACTCGCTCATCTGCCCTTCAACGTAGAGCTGCGAGACACCAGTTAGCTCGTCCAGGACGCGGACACATCGCTCAGCATCGCAGAGGTAAACAACGATGTCCGGCCGCTCGGGGTCGCGCCAGCGTCCGAGTTCCTTGTCGCGTTCATGCTGGAAGAACTCCCGCAACGCCTCCATGTCCTGCCTGTTGAGATCGTCGAACGTTGCGAGCCTGTTCGCCATGCGCTCGCACGAGAGCTTCACGCTCTCTCCACGCCTGGTCACTCGGACCCCGTTGCTGGCTGTGAATGTGTCACTCACTGGTCTTCTCCTGTCTGGTCGATGTCTCCTCCGAGTAGCACCGCGAAATCGCGTAGCGTCATCGAGACGATCTGGTCTTCTGGTTTCGCGCTGCCGTGCCGCTTGTGGATCACGACACCGGCCGCTGCGTCGTCGTTGCCGCGCTCGATCTCGGCCTCTTTCAGCCACGGCCCGAGCGCGAGCTTCGCAGTGTTCTTCACCTCGGCAACAATTCGCTCGCCGGTCACTGTTCGCAGCCCAGCAATGTCGCCGCGGTCTTTCGCCCCACTCAACCGGCGCCGCTCGATACGGTCATCGTTGAGCACACGGGCGAGATACCTCACCGCGAGGGTTTCCTGCGCCGTGCCAGCCTTCTTCGCAGAGGCCCGATTCCTGGTCATGGTTTCTCCAAGCATTCCCGGCAAATGACGAACCCGACCCGGAAGATCTGAATCATCTTGAACCGGGCCGGGTCTGTCCCCCGCTGTTTGCAGTCCTGGCATTCGTAGAACCGATGCTCGGGCGGTGTCGCTGCGAGCTCGTCGCCTGTCATCACTGGCGCGGTCATGCGGCCTCCAACACTTGTTCGAGGTCGTACCGGCTCATGAGTGCGTTCGGCTTCAACCCGGCCTTGCGCCGCACATCAGCGACATAGCCGCGCGTCCGATCCAACTCCACAGCGATCGCACCATCATCAACACCGGCCCGCACGAGCTCCACGATGCGCGCCCGAGTCGCCTCCGTCGCGGTCGGTGTCTTCACGACAGGTTTCGTGAACGCCTGCTTAATCACCTCGCCAGGGCTGATGCCCTCCGTTTCGGCTCGCTTCCAGATTTCCCACACGAGCGGGCCCGGAAGCTTCACCGAGATCTCTTGACTCATGTCGTGTCCTCTCTTCGTTCGTCGCACCCTAGACAGGTGCCGTCCAAGAACCAGTTGTGCTCGTGCTGGACCGGCCCGCCATCTGATGCCCATTTCTCGTACTCGATCCATGCGACTTTGCAGCCTCGGCAGGGCGCGTCTGTGCCGTTGGGATGTCGTTTGCAGAAGTGGGAGGGGGCCGAAGGCGCGGCGCTTGCGCCCCCCTGATCCCCTGCTCCCTCGTTCCCTGATCCCTGCTCCCTGTTCCCTGTTCCAGGCGCGAGGTTCTCGCGAGTGTCTCGCGAGAGTGTCGCGATGGTCGATCCCTCCGCATCATGGTGCGGAAGTCTCGACTTTCCCGGCTTGTCGATACGCTGATGCTTCTTCCACTCCAAAATCTCGAAGTAGTCGCGCCCATCGTTGCTGAAACGCACGATTTGACCACCTTCGAACAGCCTCGCGAGGCCTCGCGACACCCTCGCGAAAGTCTCGCTAGGGTCGCGCTGAATATCGTCAGCAAACAGGTCAGCAGCAATCATCGGCACACGATCCTCACCAACCCCGTTATCGTCCACATACGACCACAAGCCGATAAACAGAAGCCGGTCCTCGATGATCAATCGCGAGATGTCTTGCGACCGCCAGAACTCTGGCTTGATGCTCCTGATCCGCACCCTGGCTCCTCCTTCCTTTCGATTGATGCGAGCATCCCCGCCTGGATCAACGACCCCCAATGCCCGTACCAGACCGCCTGGTACCGGAGCGCGTACAGGTAGACAGCGACCTGGCTATCTCGGCGGGCGCGAGCATGATGGGTGACACCTTTCACGAGCTCGCTAGTGCGGTGCGTGCAAGCGAGGATGCGGGCGTACGCGGCCTGCCTATCGGTCAGGGTCACGGCGCTCCTCCTTCCCGCCGTCGTCGTCAAGCAGCCACCAGCGCCCATCCGGGTAAAGCACCGGCGTAGCGCGAGCGCGGTCTGCGGTTTTCGCGTGAGTCGACGCACCCTCAACACGGAGGCCGCGCGCTACAAGGTCGCCACGGTCACCACCGGCCTCCTTGTAGCCGTTGCAGTAGCCGCACGCCGCAACAAGGTTCGAGGCCTGATCCAGCACGCCAGACTTCGCGCCGCCACTCCCCCGGTTCGCCCGATGATCCGCACACGACGCCTGCCCGGTGCAGTAGCGGGAGATCCGCAGAACGCAAAGGCCGCGGTCCCTTGCGAGTACAGCGGCCACAGTTTTCCTCGGGATGCCCTTACTCACGGAGCCCCAACGCCTCACGGATCTCAGGACGAACGTGCAAGCCCGCGAACTCGTCAAACGGCTCCGCATTGTTGTAGCCGTAGATCGCATCTAGCGGTTCCGCAGCCTGCCACCCGTTGCCATCCAGAGCCTGCGAAAGTGCGATCAGGTTGGCGATACGCTGCTGCTCCACCAGGGCGAGTACGGCATGAGCAATCGCCGCATTCGACGCATCCGTTGCGAAGTTCCGTCCGTCCCCCGAACCACGCAACGCCTCTCGCGCTTCTGCTGCGTGGTCGATTCGTTCGGTCATGATTCCTCCATTGGTTTGTACCTGCACACGCAGGTAGACGAAAGGCCCGGCGCCGGAGTAATCCAGCCCGAGCCATGACAGGCGCCGCAACTAATGAGCGGCTCGTATTTGGCTTCACCCATCAACAGGTGCCGCTTCGGTGTAGACCGCCTGCGCGGCAGCATGCTTGTCGAGCCCAAGGGAACGCCACAGCCAGTCGATTCCCTTTGTGTCGAAATCCTCGATATCCATCCGCTCAGGCAGCTTGTGCAGCACCGACCGTGCTCCGGTCAGTGTCGCCCGACCGCGGGAAGGCATCTCGATGATCGCGTCCACGTCGTAGGCGAGGTTGCGTTGCCCTTTCACCTTGTCTTCCTTCACAGGAGTGGGCTGACCTCGATCGTTCATGACGGTGGTCGTGTCCATGCGGGCGGTGATGATCACGGGCCCGTTGTGGGACCGCAGCGTGCGCAGTAGCGCGTTCCACTCTCCCGTGACGTGGTTCCACAGGTCCATACCAACGATGGGCTCCTGCGTGTTCTTGTTGATGGATCCTCGCTGACGGGCCATCCAAGTGGCTTTGTCCCGCAACGTGTCCCAAATGACGGTGCCCGAGTCCACGATGATGAGGTTCGGTTTCCCGTCCTCCTGAGGCTGCGCGACCGCAGCGCGTGCGAATGCTTGCAGCCCGGACAGGGTGCCGTCGTACTCCACGATCTCAAACCGTGCGCCGGGGATCGCTCCGTACTCGTCGGGGTCTTTCTCCCCGAACCCGAGCCATAGTGTGCGCCCAATGAGGGCCGAACTTGACGCGAGCGCCGCATGGTAGCTCTTCCCTGTCTTCTCCCTGCCAGCGAGCAGGATTACCGGCCACGACGGCAGCCCAGACGGCTTCCGCGTCGCAAGCGCAGGCGGCGGGCCCGGCTTCGCAGCAGTCTTCGCAGCACCGATCACATCAGGTTTCTTCGACGGATCCGCCGGCATCTGAACACTGGTCACTAGAGGTTCCCTTCGTAGTTGTCTTGGAAGTCGTAGACCGCAAACATCGGCGGCTCGACTCGCTTAATGTCGATCGACTACCCGGGCCATTCGCCGGTATCGAGGCCGTGACGGTAGCGCTTTCGTGCTTCCATCGACTTGACTCGCCCCATCTCGAGGTAGGTGTGCGTCATTGTGATCACGTTCACGAGGTACGGTGCAGTCAGCTCCACGACAATGAAGGCGAAGTCCAGGTCGCGCCCGGTCGCGTACTTCAGAGTGTCGAGGTACTGCCCTGCTTGGACGTCGTACCCGAAGTTGAAGATTTGTCGCGTGAACTCCGACTCGGCAGCACCACCGGACTGCCCGACTGTTTTCACGTCGAGCGCGACATCGAGATCATCCGGCAGCCGATCAAACCTTCCACGCAACCGCACCCCGATTTCAGGGCAACTCGCAAACACTGACGCTTCAGAGTTCCCCGCCGCTTCGAGAAGTGCCTTCGCTGTCGGGTGGGTCAGTAGCGACTCTGCAACCGTATTGATCTGGTCAAGCTCACGCTGCTTCACGGGCACCATGCCCGCCGCGCGTTGCTCTGCGGCCCACACCTTCGCCTTGTCGCGCACGGACCCATCAGCGGCAAGCACTGTCGCTGGGTAAGCAACAACAGGTGATCCAGTACCGAGCACTTTCGTGTGCACCGCAGTGCCAACATCCCACGCCTTTTTCTCGGTGCGGTTGCCGTCGATAACGACATGCTTGAACCTTGCCGGCGCTTCCAGCAGCAGCTTCGCACCCGTCGAGGACAGTTCAGCGGATCCGCCACCGTGGTACTCGTCTTCGCTCATGCCCAGCACGAGCCCGTCGCGTTTCATCGGTTCAGCCAATGTTCTTCCTTTCCATGCGCCGCGCCTCGATCCACGCCTCGTCGTGGGCGTCGTCGTAGACGGGCTCATCTTCCGGCTCGTCACCGTGCATCAGGCAGCGCCTTCGTTCTTGAGTTCCGCGTCCAGAGCGGCCTGGAAGCGAGCACGGGACTCGCGCATTGCCCGCACCTGCTCGGCACGCTCTTTCGCCACGTTCGGGCATTCTTCATTTCCTGCTTCGAGGAACCGGTTGAAACACTCACCGCATTTGTGCGGCTTTGGGTTCTTCATGAGAGCTCCTAGCTTCCTCAGTTCAGAAACAAGAAACCGCCCCCACCGCTGTTTCTCGGACAGCAGCACGTAGGCGGCAATAATGAGGCCGGCAGGGATACCAATCCCCGGCGGCAGATAGTCAGGCAAGGGGCACCCCCAGCCCGTCAGCGACCGCCCCGAGGACGATCCGCTTCGCCTGCGTATCCAAGTCGCTCACGACCGCGAGAACGTGTTCAGCGACCACCTCGTCACCGTCGGTGCGTGCGATCTTCGCGAGCAGTTCGGTGACTGTCTTAATCTCCAAGTCCATGTGTGCACTTCCTTCCAATACCAGTTGGTCCTCTTGGCGGGTGTCGATCCCGCATCGCAGCCGAATGGTTGCTGGCGTCCACGTGCGCCCCACTTCTAGATCGGTGGAGTGTTGGCTGCGACCACAGCCGGTGCAAGAGGGTGTTGTGCGGGCGGTGCCGGTCAGAGTCGTTCCACCCCTGACCGGCTTGTCTAGGCGATCCCGCATACGCGAGCGTTCCCGTCAGCAGCCACCCGACCGCTGCGCTCATTTCAGTTACCTGTGAAGATCAACAACGGCGACAGTCGCATCTGGGTCGATCTCGCCCCACAGTTCGGTGAGAGCGGCGGAAGTGTCCTCCCACTCACTCCCTGTCCATGCCTCCATCTGGACAACCTGGCCATTGGCAATAAGCACATGCGGCTGCATCTCCTTGGACAGCGCCCCGAACTTTGCCACGTTGCCAGCGTGCGGCACGAACTCGCTCTCATGCACTGTCATGAGCCCGGTGCCTCCACAGCCGTTGCATGTGTACTCCGGGTTGAGCGCACGCTCTCGCTTGCCCAGTTCGTCGTTTCGGAACTTCGTGCCCTGACACAGCCAGCAGCGTTTCTGATTCACAGGGTCCGTGTAGGGGTCGTAGCCAGAAAGCCTGCCGCTCCAACGCCCGCCGAGAATCCACCAATCCCACAGCTCAGAGCCGCCCTCGACGCCCTCTTTATGCGGCGCGAGCACTGCAGCCAGACGCTTCTCGAACGGTTCATCTCCTTCTGGCACTTCGACCAGTGCGTAGTAATGCATGAGTTCTCCTTGTTGTTGTGACGTACTGTCGTGGCGGGCGAGGGTTCGAACCTCGCGTGTGACCGGGTAGCCCAGACATCACACGGCACCAAGCACCGCCTGGCCGAACGAACGGCCATAAAGCTCTAGACGCTTCCACCCATCGGTGTCCACGGCGCGACAGCGATTCCGCCGCGACTCGCCTGATTACCCCTCCCGAGGTTCGGCATCCCAAACGCTTCAAGCTCGCACGGTGAGTCACTACCCTCACCGCACCATCCGCGCCGGTTATCTTCTATTCAGTTCAATGCCCGATATGTCAGTCATGGGACGCCCGGTGAAGGGGGCCCTCGTGACGGTGGGCGGCTGTTTAGGCCATGTCGTGAACCGGACGGTTTTGAGGCCGACCGGCCCGATTTTGGGTAAAGCGTGGCTAGCCCTATGTCGCAAGGGCCAAGAAAGTGGCGCGAACGCCTGCTACTCGGAAGCGGTCAAAGCCAGTCGAACCCCACGCGAGCGGCCTTCCAAAGCAGCCCAGACCGCTTCGCCCCAAGATGTAGGCTTTGCCTCATGGTCAGCGCTTGGGTCAGCATCCTCATCGCGGTCATCACGGCTGCCTCCACCATTGGGCTGAACGAACTTGTCTCGTTCCTCCGGCGCCGCTCCGAAGCCAAGAAACTCGCTGCTGACTGGTCTGTCACCTGGTCGATCAAAGACAGCAGACTCAAGACGCGCATCGTCATCATTGAGAACATCGGCGACATCGAAGCGCACAACGTGGACATCGCCATCACTGGAAACTCGGAGTTCGAGCTTCACCCGGACGCCCCAGTCAACAAGTGCCGACCAAAAGACGCCATCCTGCTTATGGTCAGCGATGCAGGCACGGGTGTGTTCAAGATCGACTGGACCGACGCGAAGGGCGTCAACCAAGGCCCGGTATTCCGCTTCACGACGTGAACGGCGTCGCGCACTCATGCCGACACCGCCTCTCGCCCTAATTCGCTCTTCCGGTTCGACGTAAACACAGCTAGAGTCCCCCATAGGCAGACGCTTCCCCAAGCAATCCCCCTGCCTTGGCCCGGCTTCCCCAAGGCCGGGCCTTCCCATTTCCACAGCAGGGCGCTCATGCCGGCACCGCCTCACGACGCAACTTTTCCTTTTCTTCTGACCGTTCCCGGGTTAGAGTCCCCACAGGGCCTATTTGACTTCCCCTCGAAGCTTTAAGCCCCGGCCCGGCGCCCAAACGCCGGGCCTTCCTCATGCTGCGCAGCCCAATCATGCCGACACCGCCTCAACCGCGGCGAGGTGCCTACCGTACAGTCGCGCGATAGCTACAGCGCCTGCCGGCGTCACCTTCAGCGTGTGCATGACCTCGCCCTTGAACCGTGGCGCCAGATGGTTCGGTATCGGCTGGAAGTACTCGGCCTTGTGGGCGTACGGCGAATACCGGGAGACGGTTTCCTTCTCCTGCTTCGACTCTGACCAGCGCGTCATGTGCTCGACGTAGATCCACTTGCGTGCCAGCAGGTCGGTGCGCAGTTCCGTTTCAGTCATACCGATCGACTTCGCCACGTTGCGGAGGATTCGCAAGTCACCGTCAGCGACGAAAGTGTCCACATAGTCGACCTTGGGTTCGTCGGCGATGATCTTCTGCGCCAGCTCCGTGTTCTTCTCCACCGTTGCTGCAAGCTCACGCAACGCGTCTGAGTACGTTTGTGGGGGCGCGAACTGCGAGACAGCGAGCGCCTGACGCATCGCATAGAACTGCTTCACCAACTCAACCTTGAACTCGCGCACGATCGGGCTGTTGCGCATGAACGTGATTAGAAGTGTGGCCTGGTGTTCGCTAAGCAGCGCGTACTCGGTTGCCTTTGCGAAGCCGCCTTGTGGGAGCGGGACACCCATTCGCGTTTCAAACGCGAGTGGGCCGAACTCTGCTAGTTCGTCCGCGTAAGTCCTCACCAGGTCCATCACGTTCTTGTGCTGCACTTCGGTGCGCCCGGCGATGATCAGTGACGAGACGCGCAGTTCGCCTTCCGCGTCTTCGACGATGTTGATACTCTGTACTTCAGACATGATTCTCTCCCTAGAGGTTTGTGTTCTGGCCCGGGGTTGCAGCTCCGGGCTTTTTCTTTGCCAGGTCATCGATCCAGGCGATGACCTCGTCTCTGCGATACCGGTAAAACCGTCCACCGGGGAGTTTGAACGCCGGCGGCCCGACCTTGTCTTCTCTCCACCGGGTGATCGTCTTCACCGAAACGGTGAGGAGCTCGGAGAGTTGAGCCGGTGAGAGAACAAGCGGGAGGTCAGGAACTGGGTCATCGGTGGGTGGCTTCGCGTTCGGGAACTGGATGACTTCACTCACGTTGCGCCTTTCTGTGCTGATCTGTGGTTGGTGGAAAACGCGAAGGCTGTTCACCGAAGGTCGCGTCGGTTGCGGTAAAGCCAGATGATGATCGTGGCGGCCGTCAACGCGTACAGCCAATCGATGACACCGGTCACTAGAAGCCACCAAGAGAGAGCTGTTCGGGATCGCCATCCACATACTCAGCAAGGACCTTGTCCTTCGGGAAGGCCCGGTCGAAAAGGTAGCGGTGCTCTTCGGTATAGCCATTCACTTGCTTCGGAACACCATTTACGAACCTTTCAACCTTCTTCGGTGATTCCCCGAACTCGGCGCGGTACTCCTTGGCGACAAGGGTTCCGAACTGTCCGCGCCTCGATCGAAGGACCGAGGTCGGGATCTCTCGGCTCTCGAGGTAGCTCTGTACGTCAAGTGGGCGCCTTGCGGGGTCAATCTCGGCCTCATCGCCCATCGCACGGGCCAGAAGGACACGAGCCTTCGCATCGGCATAGTCAGGCTGCAGCGAACTCCTCAACGTGCGCAGGATTGCTGCCTGCCCTTTGAGGTCGAGCACCTCAGGTGCTTTGTGCGCCGCCACAGCAGGTGCGGTGAGAGCCTGACGCATCTTGTAGAACTGCTTGACCAGTTCAACTTTGAAGGCCTTCACGATCTTGCTGTTGCGCATGAACGTCATCATCAAAGTTGCCTGATGCTCGTTCAGGATCGCGAACCGGACCTCTCCGCCGCCATGCTGGCCCGCGACTCTTGGTCGGATTTCAAATCGGACCAAGCCGAATTCAGCAAATGCCTCTTCGTGTTCGGCGATAGTCCTGAGAATCGAGGGATGGTCTCTCTCGGTTCGCTCTGCGATGATCTCGGAGGAGATCGTGAGCTCTCCGCCTCGGGTTTCAATAATGCTTGTGCTGGTCATAGTGTTTTCTCCTCGTAAAGAAACTGGTTCGGTGATTTCGGCAGTGGTTCATCGGGCATTCGCCTGATTGGATCAAGCAGCCGCCTCGGCATTAACTGGGTAGGTCACCACTTCGATGGACACACCTAGCGCAAATGCAATCCGTTTCATGACTGCCGGTGACGGCTGACGAGATCCAGCCTCGATCTTGGTGAGATAGCCCGGATCGATTTCGACACGTCGAGCAAATTCGCCCTTCCGCATGCCCATCAGCTCCCGGATGACCGCGACGGCGGGGCCGTTGATGTTTCTAGTTGACATGAGTCCAGACTAGGCAACTACTGCCGAATTCAGCAACTCTGGCAAGTAACATTATCCGCAATTCGCGAATTATCAGCATTTATTGCCCGCAAAACTTGCCAATCCTTGCCTCGGCGGGAAGAATGTAGGCATGGTCATCTCATGGAACGAACTTAGAGACGCGCGCGAGCGCCGCAATCTCACGCAAGAGGAGCTTGCTGAACAGCTCGGAGTGTCAACAAGGACGATCACCAACTGGGAAAGAGTCGGAGTCGCACGAAAAGCTGAGTACAAGGTGCGCAGATTCTTCGGCGACGATTTGTCCGATGGGGCTCAGCGTCCCGATCCATTCGCTGAAATCGACTACAACCTTGAGGTCCAAAGAATGACCCTTTCCGACAGGGCTGACCATGAAGGAGTCTCCGAATTCGCCCTGGCTCTCAAGGAAGCCTCCGACGGGGAGCTCCTCGAGGAACTGCAACGACGTGCTCGCAAACGTGGGCTGGCCATCATCTCTGCCGGGATAACGCCTAAGCACATGCAACGCGAGGTGAACCAGATCCTCCGCGGTGAACGCCGACGTCTTGAGTCGCAAGATCTGAATGTCGGTGGAGCGGGTAACAATGTCCAAACCGAGAGCGACATCGAAGTCCCGGAGAACGTCGAGGAGGAGTGGGGCCTAGCCGCACACCCCAAGACGGATCTACCTCAGGACCACACGCCCTAGCCGCAGACCGCGACTAGCTCCCCCTCACTGACCCCACGGCGGGGCCAGGCGATTGACTGCACCCATTTTCAGGAAGGTGACGAGGTGACAACACTGTATGACGCTTGGGAGCATGCCGACAGCATGAAGATCCCCGTCGTCAGACGCAAGCTCACTATGAACTACGGCGGATGGTTTCCCGCGCAGCGGCTAATCATCCTCGACATTGATCTACCTCAAGAGTTCGAAATGCCGATCCTCGCTCACGAGTGTGACCATGCCGAACATAATGACCCACCTGGCCATCATCACCGCTTCGAGGCCCGGGCCAACCTTCACTCAGCACAGCGGCTGATCGACCCAAGGGAGTTTGACGCGCAGCTGGCGATGACGCAGGACTATGACCGCATCTGCCTCGAGCTCGGAGTCACACGAGAACAGTTCGTGGCCTACAACGAGGAACGCAAGCGCCAGCGCGAGGAAGCGCTGCGGTTCGAACGTCTCGGCGACGTCGTGTACCTAGATCCCAAGATGGGCGAGGGGCAATGGGCGATGAGAATTGGAGCAGCACATGGCTAGAGCATGGGTCGATGATCTCTGGGTGAAAGACACTGTCGTCACGCTCCCCGACGGAACTGAACAGCGGATCGCACCAACCGCGCAACAGCTCAAGTCTCTCAAGACGCTCCCAGAGCATTTCCGAACCTCGAAGTTTGGCAAGGGGTCGCGTTGGGCTACTCGCTGGTATGAGGAAGACGGAGGCGTCCGGCGGGTTCGACAGCAGTCGTTCAAGAAGCGCTCCGATGCCGAGTCGTTTGAGGCTGAGCTCGAGGACGATATTCGTACTGGCCGCTATGTCGACCCGTCACATCGTGAGCGGCCGTTTGATGAAGTAGCCGCGATCTGGCTGGGTTCCAAGAACCGGCTCAAGGGTTCCTCATTCCGGCGCTACGACCGCGAACTGAGGAACTACGTACTCCCGAAGTGGGCAGGCGTACAGATCGGCGCGATTCGACGCGAGCACATCGATGAGTGGGTGAAAGAGCTGATGGCCGGCACGGCGCCACACAGCTACAAGGCCCGAGCCAAAGCGGATGGCGAGGCGAAGGTTAAAGCGATGCGTCCCCTCGCGCCAACATACGTTCAGCACATCGTTGGGCTGACGTTCGGCGGTACGATCCGGTACGCCGTCGCGGAGGGCTGGCTTGCGCGCGACCCGCTGCAGCACGTCGAGCTCCCCCGCGACGAGCGCGAACGGGAGGGCCTGCCGACGCTGACCTACCAAGAGGTCGAAATGCTCGCTGAGGCCGCCTCAGACATCACTCGGAGACCAGGCGACGCCGCGCTAGTGCGTCTGCTCGCGTACTGCGGCCCTCGCATCGGGGAAGCGACCGCGTTGAAGGTTGGTGATCTCGACCTGACAGTTGGCCGTGCGAAGATCAACCGCACCTGGACGATCGACCGCGAAGGCAAACGAAAGACCGGCCCGCCAAAGACCTGGGAGAGCCGTGAGATACCGCTCCCGGGTTTCTTGATCGAGGAGATAGAAACGCTCGTCACGGACATGAACGAAGACGACTGGGTATTCCAGTCGGCCCGCGGTGAAGCGATCAACGACCGGAATTGGTACAACCGGATCTGGAAGAAGATACGCGATGGGCAGGGGCTCGATACTGGATTCACGATCCATGACCTTCGCCACGTAGCGGCAACTCTCTCAATCGCGGCCGGCGCGGATGTGAAGCTTGTTCAGCAGATGCTTGGGCACAAAGATGCGACAGAAACGCTGAACACTTATGCCGCACTCTGGCCCGACAAAATTGCTGAAGTTGTCGATTTGGTTGAGGAGCGGAGAGCTCAAGCACTCGCCGCGTAATTTCCCATGTGGGATAAATGTGGGATGTTTCCGATATCGGAATTCTGAGGAAACGATAAAGGCCCGGAACTTCGTTGAGATTTCAACAATGTTCCGGGCCATTTCGTCGGGATGACAGGATTTGAACCTGCGACCCCGTCGTCCCGAACGACGTGCGCTACCAAACTGCGCCACATCCCGATTTACGCTTTCGCGCAAGGAATACTCTATCGGGTCACTCGCGAAAAGCGAAAACGGGCGGGCCAACCGCATGTCGCGGGCGCGTCACGCGGGCGACACGCCTCGCGCCCCCGCGCGCTGCGCGAGCGCCCGTGGCTGGCGGGCAGCCCGATGGTGCAAGCCCCCGGCGAACGCCA